AAATTGGAATGAGCAAATCCGCCCTACATCATGGCAAGAGATTGCCGGTAATGTAGAGTTTGTTACAGATTTCAAGGCTTGGGCTGAAACGGACTCATACCCGTCAGCACTCCTACTGGTCGGCCCATCGGGAACTGGTAAAACAAGTGCGGCTAATGCGATTACACATACCATGCTCGGTCAGTGGAACAACGACATGAATGTTCTGTGGATGAATGCAAGTGACGATAGAGGCATTGACTTCATCCGCAATGAGATTAAGCACTTCGCTCGCCTTAGCGGTGTAGGAGTGCAAAGAAAGGTCGTTGTTTGCGATGAGGCTTGCGGGCTGACCCCTGCTTCACAGGATGCTCTACGGGGTATCATGGAGAAGTACGCTGACCGAGTACTGTTCGTTCTCACCGCTAATTATCCCGACAAAATTAGACCGGCTATTAAGAGCCGTTGTCAAATGTATGCCTTCAAGCCGGTGACTCCTAAGCAGGGTGCGAAGCACCTCGCTCGCCTTGAGTCATGTGGCGCACCCTCCGAATGGAGTGAATACTATGAGCGAGTTGTCGAAGTAAAGAACGGCGACCTTCGTTCAGCAGTGAACTACTTAGAGAGCCTACCCAAAACACCGGATGCGCTCGCCCACCTCGATGCAGTAGATGATGACGATGATTGGATGAATGACTTCATCGCTAATGATTGGCTCGTACTACGAGAGAAACTTTTAGATTCCTTAAATACACTTGGCAGTAGATTTGCCATGATGAATCAATTCCACCGGACTGTCAAAGGACACTTCGATACCAAGCCCGATACGGTCTTTGCCATACTCTATGTATGGGGAGACATGATGGAGAAGGTAAACGAGTGGCCCGGAAACGACAACACCTATGTTGATGTGCTGGTGGCGAGATTAAAAAAACAAAATGAGTTGATAGAATGAGTTGGACAGAACAAGACGAATATACAGAAACAAGCGAAGCACCTGCTACACTTGCATTACCTCAAGGGGTGGCACAGCGTATCGTTGCTTACGCAGAAAGAACGAACAAGAAGGCTGATGAGGTCAAGCAAGACTATCTCAACTACATCAAAGAAGAGTGGGGTTGTGACAACCCTGCCGAAGAAGACGATGACCTGTTGATAGACTGGGCTGAACAAGCCTTCGTACAGACTCGCAAGAAGACTGGTGGCGGTAGTAATACAAACACATGGGTCGGCTGTTTCCTTGGCGTTGCAGACAGAAAGAAAGACAGGTTGCAGAACATCGTTAAGTCGAATGTTGCACTCTTCAACAAAGACCCTGCCGAAGCAATTGGTTTGGGTCGTGTTGGTGTCTTTGAGAAAGACGGTGATGTGTGGGCCATCCGCAACAAGGATGGGCTTACTCCACTCACCAACAGTTCAAGCGAAGACCCACCATTCGGTATCAAGACAGGTGATGATTGGGTATGTCTCCTTACTCGCAAGGGGCTACCATCATCCCCTGTTCGCATGGGTCGCTACGCATATTTCCTCGGTGGTGAAGAAGGTGATTTCCTTAACAACGCCAACATCGGTCTATGGAAAGTGGACTTGACAAACGACAATGCTGACATGAATCTCGACATTGGCCGACCATGTAAAATCTCGGTCGTACCACCTCGTGACACAGCGAATGAATACTTCAAGACAGTACTCGGTACTTACGATGACTTCACTCCTAATTACACTGACGAGTTCGTACCCGAAGGTATGCGTTCACTTCTTCAACCGAAGAACTACTGGGTAAGCGAAGACCATGACATGTTCGTACACATAGACCAATTAGAAGAAGCGTTTGAATCAAGAAAAGAACGCACCGAAATTGGTGGCCGACAAGTTACATACGGCCCACTCATCATCACGAAGGGTACAATCAACAGCATGAATACTGAACCTCGTGACAGCGAGTATGACCCCGAAGGATTCAACTACAACATGACACTTTCAAGCACCATTGCAGGTGATATTGACTGTTGGATTGCTGGTGCTGTCGGCGTGATGTGTGACCCGTTCACGAGTGGTTGGGGTGAAGAAGCCTTTGACTACGCTGAAAAGTCCACTGTCTTCGTCTTTGGCCGTGTCGGTATGAAAGACCGTGATGGACTCATCTCTCCTAAAATTAGCGTCATGGGTATCTATGGCGACCCACGCCGTTGCCGAAAGCGAGCGACTGGTGGTAATACAGGAGTAAATCAATTTGAATGAGGTGATTGTGTATGGCAGGATTTGGACAGACAGCAGAAGCACAGAAGAAAATTAAGGCTGAAGTAAGCGAGCCGGTAGAGGTTAAGAAGCCTCTTTCCGGCGACCCCTTCGCTGAAATGCGAGCCGAAGACAACGCTCGTACTTTCATGCTAAAGACACATCAGTTCATTGGTATCATGGGGCATGACGGCACATGTAAGTCGGCTATCGTTCTTGATGCCTTTGAGAAGGATGAATCTAAACCCGAAGACTCAACACTTCAAGTGATTGACTTTGACGGTGGTGGTGGTATGCTTAACTCATCTATCTACAAGAATGAAAACATTCGCTCATGGAATCCGTGGCAGATGGGGCATGACCGCACAGCACACGATTACCCTGCTACACACGACCGTATCATGAAAATCATGCGATACCTCATCAATGAAGCCGAAGCCGGTAAGCCGGTGTGGGGCGTACTGTTGAGTGGTATTGATTCATGGCTTGAGATATGCAACCATAACATGCGTATCGTTGACTTGGGTATGGCGAAAGACGCTATCCAATCAGCGGATTACAGCGGTGGTGGTATGGAGAAAATCAAGTCGCAGACAGCGTGGGGTATGCGTAACGCTCGCTTTCACCAACTTACTCGATTGAGCCGTGACCTTGTTCGACTCGGTGTGCGTGTCTTTTGGGAAACACACATGACTATCGCCAACTTCTCTTACAAGAGTGGGCCGGTTGATGAGTGGAAACCTGCGTGGGAAAAGAAAATGAACGGCTACTTGCCAACCATTATCCACATGCAAGAGACACAGGAACACAACGATGAAGGTGAATTAGAAAAGACAGTCTTTACAGCGTCGTACACTAAGTGTAAGACCAATCCAAACCTCGTGAATCAATCTCGGTCGGTCTTCGTGACACGACCCGATGGCGATTACACATGGAATGGACTACCGGACTTGTATGACGGTACACTATGAGACTCCAAGTGAGGTAGGTTTGTCAAGTAATAAGGAGTAAGGTTTTCACAATCGAATGGGCTTCGGTTGCCACTGATAGGGGGTTGGTTTTGTTGCCCCTTCTCCTTTCCTACTTACACTATGAGGTGATATTATGACTAAAATTACAGTGAATAAAAGCGAGTTCCTCTCGTTCCTTTCTGTCTTCACGAAAGGTGTACCCGACCTACGGTTGGATTGCGCCGGTTCTCGTGTAACGGTTGAGGTTGCTTACGCATCGTTTTACTTGCGAAAGTATTTCCTCTCCGTACAGGTGATAGAAGAAGGGGCTATCCACATCGCTGACCTTGAGAAAGCACTCAAGTTCATGAAAGCGACAAAGGAGGAAAATGTAACACTGCGGCAAGTTGACACACACAAACCGTTACACATCGAAGCAGGTGGTAACAAGTTGCAACTACCGAGTACGAATGATATTGAGTCAGCAATCAAGGCCGTTGTAATTCGTTCACTGTTAAAGAAGTGTCAAGAAGGTGGGTGGGCTAAGTTTGGTAAATCCAACTTGTCCACCCACTCATCACTGATGACAAAGGATTTGATTTCATTTGCCAACATGCGTGGCATACTGGCGAAGGACACGGACTTCAAGTTGCGTATTCACTGTGGTGAAGAAGAGGTAGGTATTGTAGCAGGTAAGGCGGCAAGTGGTCGTTTGTTTACCACACTCCCTGTATGGGACACTGATGGCCCTGCTACTACTGTTGACTCGATGTTCACCGATGCCCTGCCTACCTGCCTCAACTATCTCGATGATGGTGAGGCTCGTATGCACATGGGTAGAGGAACGATAGTAATTTTTGAACAAGTAACCACGCTTCTCATGGTCGTAGATGTAGGTGATGACTGATGAATAAACCTACATTAAACGAGTGTATGATTGTTGAGCAAGACTGTATAACAGGTATGAGTGAAATGTTAAACAGTAGCGTTGATTGTATCATTACATCACCCCCTTACAAAGACGAGGATGGATATACTGACGAACTGATGACTGCTTGGCTTAAACAAGCCCACCGTATTCTAAAAAACAATACCGTTTTATTCATGAACTTTGGACACTTAGCAGGTTTCAAGTCAAGGGCTTTCCGTGTTGCTATGATGGCCGAAGAAGCGGGCTTCGCATGGAACGATACAATTACATGGGTGAAGAATCACTACCGCCCTATACAGGGTAACAAGCGAGTGAATAACCTCACCGAGTTCATTTTCATACTGACTAAGGGTAAACCCGTTCTTGATAGATTATCTATTGGTGTAGAGTATGCCGACAAGTCAAACATCGGTAGATTTGCAGACCAAGACCTAAAGTGCCGAGGTAATGTATGGCCCTTAAAGTATAAGACTGTCCAATCCAAAGAACAAAAGAGGCACAACGATAGATTCCCTGTGGAATTACCTCTTTGGTGCTTACGCTTGGCGGCTGTAGAAGGTTTAGTAGTGGACCCTTTCAATGGTAGCGGCACTACTGGCATAGCGTCTAAAATAATGGGCTTAGAATATGTTGGCTTTGAAATAAATAAAGCCCATGTAGAATATGCAAGGAGGTGGATTGATGATTATTGATTGGTTCACTGATGACCCGTATGACCCACCTACCATCTACGAGCGTACTCGTGGGGCTGATGGGGTGCTACACGAGCGATACATCATGAAGGGCGACGATGATTATGTTGAGCCTTTCTTTTGGGTAGCCGAAGAAGCACCTCAATATGTAATGAATCGCATTAGAGGACACAGGGGAACTATTCATCCGAACATCAAGGCGACCGGACTCGACGGTAAAACAATACTGAAAGTAACTGTACAGCACCCCAATACTCTATGGGAATTGAAAGAGAAGTGTGGGGTATGGACATATGAGGCTGACCTCAATTACCTCGACCAAATACTACTCACCAACTATCCCGATAAGTTGCCGGAGTTCAAACCTCGGATATGGTACTTTGACCTTGAGTGGGACACCGAAGACCAAACGACAACGGTAATGGCTGTGTCCGATACATTCAGCGACCACCCTGTAGTGTTCGCTTGGAGTGAAGAATCTATTCGTGATACTATTACTAAGACTGAATGGATAGACCGTTACGAAGGGTATGAACTACGCACCTATCCTAATGAACATGAGATGCACGATGGCTTCTTGTCTTACCTTGAAGAGTGCAACCCCGACATGCTGGTGGCTCATGCTATTGCTTGGGCTGATTTACCTCACTTGTACCAACAACTGGGTGTAGAGCGTGAGCGTCTATCTCCTGTGCGTAGAGTAGTAGCACCGAACAAGAAGACGGGCGCATACCGCACCACTGCTCAACCTATCAAGGGGCGACTGATATTCGATACTGCGGCGCAGTGGACTGACGGTAGTGGCTTTGAGGGTATATGGCAGAAGTCCGGTAAGGGTCAAGCACAGTCTCGCAAGTTGGATTGGTTCGCTACTGAACTTGGTTTCAGTGGTAAATTAACAAACGACATTGAAGGTATGACCGTCTTCAATGGATGGAGGGAATACTATGACGATTTCGTTGACTATTGTTTAGTTGACACTACATTACTGCGTGACTGTGATGAGAAATTGAATTGTATATCCTATCACATAGCCATGCAACAATTGGCGGGTGTCTCATTCGGTAGCACCCACAAGGTCACTCGATACTTCCGAGGGTTGATTGGTCGTCGTACTGACCTCAAAGCACCCTCTTCTTACATTCAAGAACGCCCCGAACTACAGGCGGCGTGGGTTATGCCTCCGGTAGCAGGGCGACATGAAAATGTGGCACTGGTTGACTTCGCATCACTCTATCCAAACATCATACTCTCCGCCAACCTATGTTGGACTACGATTGCAGACGGGCCGGGGGAGAATATTCTCACACTGAAAGTTCCTCCTAAGTATGATGACAAAGGTAACATGATACCCCTTACAGGTGGTACATTCCACTGGCATCAAGACAAAGAAGGCATACTACCTTCTGTCGTCAAACAAATGCTCGCTCTCCGTAAGGAGTACAAACGCCTCATGCGTGAGGCTGATGACGCTGACATACGCCTTGGTTACAACATGTTACAGATGGCGGTCAAGGTTGCTGTCAATGCCATATACGGTATGACTGGTACTAAGAAAATTGGTGGACAATGGAGTAGTTACCCAATTGCACAGTGTATCACTTATCTCGGTAGAGAGTCTATCAGTATGCTTGTTAAGAAGAGTGAAGAGATGGGCTACCGAGGGCTTGCAGGACACACCGATTCATGTTACATTCAAGTTCCCTTCGATGAAGCCGAAGAAGTTGCAGGTGAGTTGACTCGCATCGCTCAAGAAGAAATGGATTTGAAGTATCTCGATGTAGAACTTGAAGCCTTTTTCCCTTACTGGTTCACTGCCGGTATCAAGAATCGAAACTTCGGTATCAAGTCATACCCTCCCGAAGACAAGGGTGAGATGAAGGTGACAGGCTTTGCTATGAAAGCGGCTAATGCACCACCATTGAGTAAGCGTGTACAGCGTGAGGCTTTCACGCTCATATGCAATGGGGCTGATGAAGGTGATTTGTTTGATAACATCCGACCAATGGTGAAGGCTGTCTATGGTGGTGGCGCACTGGATGATGTATCAGCATACGGGCGCATTCAAAAGCACTTAGATGACTACAACCCATCACACACACCGAACACAGCGAAGGCGGCGCAATACTCAAACAAATACAATAACACTGATTTTAATAAAGGTGATAGCGTTAAGTGGGTATTCATAAACGGTGTACCGGAGGGTCAACCTCAAACCAATGTGATAGCATACGATGAAGTAAGTGAACTGGATGAGTATGATATTGATTGGACTACATGCGTTGACAAATGGATAGCAAAGAAACTCAAGGTCGTGTATGAAACACTCGACTGGGATTTAGAACGACTCACTGCGAAGCGGGTCTTAAAACAATACTGGTGATAAAATGAGCAGAATAGAAGACGAAGTATGCAAGAAAATTGCACAGCGAGCAGAAGTAGGCAAAGCGAAGTACGGGGTCACTATGGAAACCGCACCACTCTCTCGTCTTCAATGGCTCATCCATGCTCAAGAAGAAGCGATGGACTTGGCCGTGTACTTGCAGAAATTGATTGAAATGGAGATGAAAGAATGAGATGGAATCCTACTGGTGATGATAGTCGCCCACGCATAGACGATTACCTTGAGGCTACCGGCAACCAATTGGAGGCTGACTCATACAAGAGTAGCACCTACGCTTGGAATCCGAATGAGGATGAAAGTAAAATCCTAAGAGTTACCAAGTCAAGTTATGGCACATTCGGCTGGTGTCCACAGCAATACTACCTTGAGAAGTTCAAGGGTTTGCGTGGAGAGACAGTGGACCACCATATACGAGGGCTAAATGTTCACGACATGATGGAGTGGTTTTGGGGTAACTTCACCGACGAACAAGAAAAATCAGTGTTAAAGTTAATTGATGAAGGTGATTTACTTGAGGCTGAAAAGTTGTTCAACAGTGCTATACCATCCCCTCCCGAACCGTATGAGTTCGGTGAGGATGAACAAATAGCACAGTGGGTGAAATGGCAATTCAACCGCTTGGTTATCACCAACGGTAATCAGTGGCGACCTGTCGCTATTGAAGCAAACATACAGGCCACACGCTTCGTTGAAGTAGATGGTGTACACATTCCTATTCACATGAACGGTTTCATAGATGGACTGTTCGCTGATGATGATGGCTTCGCTCTCATGGAGTTGAAGACTGGTAAGTATAACAAGAGCAAACCCGGCTCTATGCGTAAAGAAATGCAGTTTTACAAAATGATGCTTGAACACAGCCCCCATCACGAGTTCCTCCCTATCACCCATTGGGGCTGGGAGTTCCCCGGCGGTGGTATTAACGGCGGTGATGGCCCTACAGTATTCTATGAAGACACCAAGAAAGGTGGTAAGTACTCATCTAAGAGTATAGAGAAAGGATTGGTGCGTCTACTTGAAGCACACATAAACATGGAGTTTCCACCCACACCGTATTTGGGTAGGCTGGTAGAAGGTTTACCTTTAGAGGAACAAAAACTGAAATGCAACTGGTGTAGTTACAAAGCCCATTGCGAGTTTTGGGATATGGACACATATTTGGATAATACAAATGAAGAAAAAAATAAATGAGGATGAAAAGAATGATTGAAATAATAATGTTAATAGAAAGAATGATGAATGAAAAAGTAGGTAATTTCAACTATGTGGTGAAAGTACAAAAGTCAACTGGTGCAGGTCGTAAGAAGTATTTGCGTAATGTTGTACGGCAGACAACTCTTGATGAGTTCGCTGATATAGACGGTGAGGCTCAATACAGACACCCTAAGACGATTACTTATACTGTACACCCATCACACATGCGAGCCGATAATCTCAACGACTTGATAGACGATTTGATGAAAGACCTCGACATTTATCTACACGAGCATCGGTGATACAGTGGCTTTCTTACCCATAGACTTCCCTCGTGAAGTCCTTGAATTACCGAGTAGCGGTGAGCGTGGCTGGCGAAGACTCGTCAAAAATGCCTCCGAATTAGAACGCTACTGGTCGGGTAAGAACGGGAGTGGTAATGTTTACTTTACCGCTTATGGTTACAATGAAACCCAAGCACCCAAGCACCACAGGGTAGATTACAACACACCCAAAATACACCACTTCGTACTGGACTTTGACTGTAAGGATTTCAAGGACAAAGGTAGAGACTTACCGTTTGAAATACCACATAGTGAGGTAAAAAAACTACATCGCTTGTTGATGGACAAAGACATACTACACTATGTTTGGTTCAGCGGTGGTGGTTTTCATGTTTGGATTCCGCTTGATGAAACAATAGAGCCAAAAAATGGTGCAGAACTTTCACGCATAAAGCACTCCGGTAAACTACTCATCAATGAATGGGAAAGTAAACTGGGAGGGTTAAGGTGTAACGACCCCGCTGTTGCCTTCGATACAAGTGGTATGATACGCATACCTAATTCGTATAACGCCAAGCGAGAAGTTTGGTCGTTCCCTTTGAACAGTGAAGACCTTCTCAATCTATCGTATGATGATTTAATGAATAAAGGACAAGAACCGCATTACGGTTACATTACTTTAGGTAATATACCTGTTAAATTAAAAGTTATACAAAGTAAAATTATGACAATGGGGCATATCAAGACGGTGGATATACCGACTGTATCACTTGATGACTTACACATGCTACCCTGCCTATCTCAAGCGGCTATGGGTGGCGGTAATCCTACTCACAGGGCGAGGTTTCACCTTGCCTCTTACTTAGCCGACCGGCTTCGCATGTTCTTTCCCGCTTGGCGCATAGCCAATGAAGAAAAAGAGAAGCATGTAGGTATGATTTCAAAAATTATATCCGGTCAAGGATGGGTTGACTACCGACAAGAGAAGACAGAAGAACAAGTACGCAGTATAGTGATGGCTGGTTATCCACATGCTACCTGTGCTACACTTTACCAAGAGGGTTTCTGTGTGGGTAAGTGTAAATACTACGATGAAACCGGCGATATGGAGTGATATTATGAGTAACATATTCGACGCACATGACGATAAAATTAAGCCTAAAAAAAGACGCAACATTAACACAATTAAAAGAGTTGTTAAATTACTTCAAGACGAATGTGAAATGAACACTATTGAGATTCATCAAGCATTACATCGAACATGGCCTCGGTGGTGTCCGGGTATGACTCGTTTAGGTAACATTCTAAGTCGTAACAAAGAGTTCGTAAAAATAGGTAGTGAAAAGGTATCAAGTGGTGTATCGGGTCATTATGACATCATGGTATGGGGGTTGGCAAATGAAGCCGGACTTGATAATTGATAGCAACGAAAGAGGTTCACTGTGTGAATCTATTGAGCGTAAAGCGAAGAAGGCCGGTCTTACTGTCGTAAGACAAACATTGGTGGTAGGCGATTATCAATTAGGCGGTGCTTTAGTTGAGGCTAAAAGTATTCCCGACCTGTTTCAGTCGTCACACTCCGGCCACCTGTGGAGACAACTTGACAACATGGATGCAAACTTTGAACGGTTCTTTCTTGTCATTCACGGCTCAATTGAAAAGTATGTTACTATGGCTAAACGCAACGGTAAGAAGGTAAGTTACTCCAAGGTGCAAAGTGAACTGACTGGTACTATCGCTCGGATAATGAGTGATTTTGAATGCCAAGTTTTCTTCACACCCGATGTAAGTAGTGCGGCTCTTTTCGTAGTAAAATTACATGACAAGTTACACAAGCCAGCGAGTAAGCATGGGGCGCAATCAATCCGTAGGGTAGCGAGTAACGACCTACGCTTGGACATGATAATGACTGTTCCGGGTGTAGGGCGTGAAGTAGCGGAACGCCTCTTAGAATCATGCGGTAACATAGAAGAAATGTGCTTTCCCGAATCACTTAAGCAAATCAAAGGCTTAGGCGAGGTAAGAAGAAAATTACTTATTAAAATACTTACAAGTGAAGACCCTGTAAAGCAAGAAAGAAAGGTCAAACGGTAAAATCATATATAAATACTAAAAGAAATGAGAGATGAAAACCATGACACAATTATCAAATTACAAGGCCGTACAAAAGTTTCCTGTTCTTGAAGGGTATTTACACCACTTTTCACGAACTTCGATGATGAATGAGATTCCGGGCTTACTGTCTTTCTTTTTCATTCAAGGGCAAGTGGCTCTACCTTACATTCGCATTCCTACTGGTGATTCTCACCTTGACCCTCGTGTGCATGTATTTTGGATTCAACCTTCTCGTACTGGTAAGTCCATAGCATGGAACTTCATTAGTGACATCATGGAACAAATCGAAGTACCTTATGATTCGTTTGCTTCGGGTACAGATGCAGGTTTGATTGGTTCTACCAATGCAGTGCTTGATGAAAACATGAAACCTACGGGTGAGTTTGAAACCGTTCCGGGTTTACTCGCAGGTCGCAAGGCTATCAATTTCGATGAAGGTTCAATCCTTCTCACCCCCAATAAACACAGCCAAGAAACAGTATTGTATCTACAGACAGCGTGTAACGCAGTGGGTAGCAACAGCAATGTACTGGTAAAGCACATGAAGGGGAATAAAATTGAGTGTGATTCTTTAGTGTCTCTTTGGATTACTACTTATCCACCGAAGGGTGTCAAGGATTATGTATTAACAAAGGGTATTTTTCAGCGTGTCCTGCTTTACTGGGCGCACTGGGACATGGGTATGCGACAAGAAGTGAGTACTACCCGTCTTGGAACTTTTTGGCAGAAGCCCGAAGAGAACGATTTGTCTAAGGATGACATTTGCGATTACTTCAAGAATACAGAAAAGCGTATTCGTGACCGCTTACTCAACATGAGTGAAGTAACATTCACACAGTGGGGTGAAATGACTGATGATGAGCGAGAAGAAATTGTACAGCGTCATATGTGGGATATGTTCAAACCAAGTTTGAATTATACCACCGCATTGTATCAAGCATCCGAAGACATCTACGGTTTACTGATGGACATGAACCCATCTATGTCGGAGATTGTAGCATCATTCACGCCCGGTATTGAGAACTACCTTGGCATCATCTCACTTCACATGGCACTACTTGATGAGTCATGGGAGATTAATGATGAGCATGTAGATATGGCTCACGAGATACTGATTGACTTGTTTCAAAACCTCATCTCTTGGCTTGAGGATTCAGTTGAAATTGGTGGTAACAAAGCCAAAGAAGGTAAAATCCTTGGTGACATGCAGAAAGCATACGAGCAATGTGCAGGTTACGAACTTGAAGGTCACGGCGATGGTTGGTGCAGACAGTCAGCCGTATGGAATACATACATGGCTGATACAGGTGTAAGTAAAAGCACAGCCCAAAGACACTTTAAAGACTATAGTAGTAAGGTATTTGTAAACCGTAAACAAGGTAAGCGGGTTTACTACAGACATAAGGTGGCTAAGAAATGAGTAACATAATGGCATTAGATATTGAAACAGGTAATTACTCGTGGGAGATTGGAGGATGGGATAAGACCGCCTCCTTTGAGCCTACAGTGGTCGCTACATGGAACGGCAACGATGGAACGGTATATTGTAACAAGTCACTCGACATTGATGCCACAGTGAAAGAACTTCACCCTCGTACACTGGGCGAGGACTTAGCAAAGCATGTTGCTGGCGGTGGCGTTGTCATCGGTCATAACATCAAAGGATTCGATTTACCTGTACTGCGTGATGCACTTGACTGTTGGACAGCCGGTGATATACTCGGTAAAGCCGATGCTGTCATTGACACGAAGCACTTGGTACAGAAGGCGGCAACTGCCGTTGGTAAGGTATCAACAACACTGGGAATGCTGACAAAGACCACTTTAGAGGACAATAAACTTATGAACAGTGAGGATGCCCCCTTAGCATGGAGAGCAGGTAAGTTCGATGAGGTAGCCAAATACTGCCTTAGCGATGCTCAATTAACATTCGACTTGTATCAATTTGGAAAGAGTGAAGGCTATATCAAATCAAGACAATTAGATACAGGCGAAATAGTAAAAATAGAAGTGGAATGGTAGATATGACGGAGATTGAAAGTACGAAAAGTAAAGCACAGATACACAACATACGGGCGGCAAAGACGGTAGCAGATACCGTCAAATCAACGCTTGGCCCTATGGGAATGGATAAACTGATGGTTGATGGTGGAGGCGGTGTTATCGTTACAAACGATGGTGCTACTATCCTGCGTGAACTTGATGTATCACACCCCGGTGGTAAAATGATTGTTGAAGTAGCGAAGACTCAAGAAAACCTGTGCTATGACGGTACAACGAGTACTGTCATTCTTGCAGGTCAACTACTTGGTAACAGTGAAACGCTGTTTGAGAAGGGATTGCACCCTAATGTAATTTGTCGTGGTTATCACGAGGCATCTCAAATGGCTATTGAATACCTTCGCACTAATATATCACTGACAAGTGATAAGCGTGATGTACTGGTATCGGTGGCTAAAACTGCTATCACTGGTAAAGCACTTGAGAACTCACTTAATGCTGTTGCTGAACTTTGCGTAGCCGCTGTCGAAAAAGCCGGTGATGCTGAAAGCGTCAAGGTTGTTTCATTCCCCGGCGGTTCACTTGATGACTCCTACCTTTACGAAGGTTCGATTGTAAACAAGGATTATGTGCTTGAAGGCGAGGATGCTTACTCGAATGTAGTGTTGTTGAATACTGGGCTTGAGAATGAAAAGAGTGAAGACAATGTACAGGTACAACTTGATGCTCAATCATTCCAATCATACAAATCGTCGGGTAAAGCAAACCTCATCTCAACGGCTAAATTACTTGTGAAAGTATTACCGAAAGGTGGTGTTGTTTTTGTCCGTGATGCCGTCAACGACCATGTATGCGCTCACCTCAAGAAGCATAACATTATGGTTGCTCGTAGAGTACCCGAATCAACACTTCGCTCATTGAGTAGAGTTACAGGTGCTACTATCTATCAAACACCCGAAGAGGTAGAAGGACACACAGAATGTATCGTAGAGCGACAGAAGCATAACGATGTTTGGTATCTCTTCGTTCAAGGTGATGTCAAGAGCGATGAGGCAACACTCGTGCTAAGGGGTGCAACATCTCACACGCTTGAAGAAGTTGAGCGTGGATTTGATGATGCACTCGGTGTAGTTTCTTTAGTGTTAAAGAACGGCAACTTTGTTGTTGGTGGTGGAAACGCATACGCTCGTATGTCGGCTCACCTACGCCAACATGCGGCACAGATAGGTGGTAGAGCGCAGATGGCAATAGAAGCCTTTGCAGACGCATTAGAGTGCATTCCTGCCACTATTGCCGAAAATGCGGGGCATGACCCACTCGACACCGTACTTGCTATTCGCCACGAAATCCTACAGGGCAACCGTGAAATCGGGCCGGATGTACACAACGGCGGTGTATGTAATATGATGGAACTTGGTGTTTATGAGCCTACAGAACTGGTTCGTCAAGCAGTACTAAGTGCCAGTGAAGTCACTAATTCAATACTCCGTATTGACGATATAATAGCACGAAGGCCACCTCAATGACGACTTACATATGCGTATTCTGCGATGAGCCTTGTAAGGTTCTTGTTGATGGAGATTTTTGCGAGGCTTGTTACGATGGGGCGGCTAATAGAGAAGTTAAAAGTAAAGTGTAGGGCTTGCGCTCATTGGCACATAGCCCGACGCATATCGGCTCGATTCCTTGATGATGAGCGTGAGCGTTTCCTGTTACTACAATGTAGGCGATGCGGTCATTATTGGCAAGACACAGCAATTAAGAAAAATAACAGTGAAAGTAAATGAAAATAATTTTCTTTCTTCTATTTTGAATCGCCCATATATCATATCCCCTTTCTTAGTCCATCTCATCATGGTATCGGCCCTCCTAATGTGAAGAGTTGCGCCGCTAATCGTTGTATTGCTGTCTCTAAATCGGGGGGAGGGCCGCCCGCCCAATTACCTGCACCTGCGCCGGGGTTGTATGGTTCAGCACCACCTTGTCCGGCTGGCAAAGCGGCGGCGGCTAAAACACCTTGAGCCGCAGTAGCGTAGTCGGCGGAGTTGAATGCTTTGACTTGGGCGAGGTTGGTAACTTCACTATCCATGAGCGCACCCGCCGCAGTGACATTTGTTGCATCAGTCACATCCGCACCGTCTTCAACATTGAGTAGTGTCAGCACTTCTGCTTTGGTTATCCCCGAAGCAAACACAGGCGTTCCACTGTTGTCTTCAATAGCCGGGGCAGTGCCACCACCGCCCGAATCATCGGATAGTACACTAAATACAGGTGTAGAAGCATGACTCGTAGTGCAAATAAATCTCGTAAGAGTGCCACCGTTTACAGTGTAACTACTGCTACGAACAAAAGTAACAGTGCGGGTTGCGTGAAGGTTTCTTACTTCTATGATGTAACCAGCAGGGAATGAACCACTTGTAGTTACAGTAGCATTACCACTGGGGGTCAAGAGTAGGATATTCGCATCAGTTGATTTAAGTGTGATACTTGTTGCTGTACTTGTCAATACACGGTTGAAAACTGAACGGGTGTATCGTGCGGCGTGTGTGCCGCTGTAGTATAATGTGTCTTTGTTATCATCGGGTACAGTAGCACCTGTCACAGCCGCACCGAATGATTGCCACATTGCACCAAAGCGTGATGCACCTAAAGCACCATTACCTATCCCACTGTGAAAAGCGTCAAGGTCAAGCAGTTCATCGGTTGATGCTACATCTCCACTGGTAACAGGTGAGAAGTACATAGGTGATGGTCGAACAAATACCCGCTTATCATTTACTTCTGTGATTGATAATTTGAGGTCATCACCTCCTGCATCATACACTACACGCAATACAGCGAGAACAACTGTTTGAGTGTTTGCTAATGCACTACTACCTGTTGCGGTAGGTGTGTTAAGGAATCCTGTGGGAGTAGCAGGGTAACTGTTTGTACCGGCAGTAATAGCAGTTCCTAATTCCCAATAAATATTTTTAACAGTAGAAGTATTATCAGCGGAAACATACACTACAACTAATGCTTCTTTACCACTGGTAAGAGCAGTAGGCGAGCCAGTCGCACTTGCACTACTCGTGTTGAGGGTGTATGTTGTTGTTGCACCTACACCACCTGCGAATTGATACATGATACCATCAAGTACAGCATAGCCCCCTTTAACAGTAAAAGTAGTTCCACTTGCGTAATTGACAGCACCGGGTATATTTGCGGGAATGTTTCTATCACCTTCTCCACCCGATGTATCATCATACATGATAACACCATTACCGTGAATACCCTCTACCATGTTGGTGAGTGTGGGTGACAGGATATGGTCGCCGTCACCTAAGCCGTCAACATTCGTTGCTGTCGCTACTGTCAAGTTATGATTCGTATGCCCCGATACTGGATTACCGTTTCCCATTCTATGCCACCTCTATGAGTATTTCAATGTTAATTTCGTTTGCCGATGTCTTGATAATCGGTTTTGTTGTATAACGAGCGACAGGTGTGAAGTCGGAGGTGGTACGATTTTGTATGTACACCTCACGGATGCTATCAGTGAATGTGTCATCAATACTCATTGATGCTTCGATAAGTAGAGCAGTGTCATCAATAATCGTCACTGTCGGTGTGAGAACGATAGCAGGGCGACCCGCCGCACCATCCTCCGCAGTAGCCGGTGTTCCGTCGAAACCTACCACTACTTCGTTGATAGTATCAGCGATAGTCTGTAAGAGCAAACGGCGCATGTGATTCGATACAGGCATGTCAATATCTCCTAATCTCGGTCTTATTCGCACCTATCGGCAACCCTTCGCCACCAATTTTGCCTCTTGTCTTCGTGCCTTTAACCCCTCCGATTAAGAAGGCGGAGGTATGAACACCTCGCTCGGTTACTTGAGAAGTGATACGCAATTCAATTTTACCGAACATGGATAAGTTTTCTTCGACAATTTGAACATAAGTAAGAGGTGCTTCTCCACTGGAAACAGCGGTTGCCCCTTCACTAATGCCTTGCAGTACACCTTCTATACCCGACTCGATGTTAAGCATAGTAAGGTCGGTAATACCTACTATCGGCATATGTCTTGCTTCTGTGATGACACGAGTTCGACCGTCATACTCAATCGTCATACCCGGTCGCATGTCAGTGATGCCGGGATGACCGCTACTGCTGATTGCACCCGCTGTAAGTGTATGACCTCGTAGGATTTGACGAGCGACTCTTCTTGCCCCGTTGGTTGAGCGTACCGTCATATCTACGACTGGTGCTGGTTCTTCTCGTATCTCACCGTTGTTACCGCTTTGTCTTTCAGTGTCATCAACAGTAACGATAACCAAGTCATTCAATGCCATCGGTTGACCTTGTACAGTGACACGGTTTGGTGTATTATCCACAGGGTCAGTTCGCTTAGAACCAAAACGGATGTTGGCGTTTACACTACGAGTGGCTTCGCTGAATGTGATAGGAACATACAACATATTACCGAATCTGTCTATGAGTATCATGCGGCTGTCATGCCGACCGATAAACCGTAGTGCGGTCATCAAGTTGACATTTGTAAAGTCTTGACCGAGGAAGCGAGTAGAGTGGAGTCTTCGACCGTTGTTGTTGTTTGCGGAACTCATACTACGACCAATGTTGAAACTATTCATACTGGTAGTTGCTTGCTGACCTAAACGGATAGCCATGTCTGTTGTTCGCAAACCAACATCAATCGGCTGACCCAACTTAACTTCACGCTCAAGGAAACCAAGGTCGTTAAGTGTTTTACCTTTCATGTTTTGTAGATTCATAAGAATACCGACAGTGCTGGATTCAAGCGTGGAGATAGATAGCCGTTGGGCGGGGTTGTCGGCATTGTAAACAAGCATGGGTTTGTTGGTTGAACTCAATACATTGTCACCCAAAAAAGGTACTGCGGTGCTACTATGCCCCGGTGTTTCTTTATGTGTGATTTGAATTGACGACTCACCCTCAACAATTTGATAGCGGGTTTCGGGCATGACTTGAAAAGTAGATGCGTTACTATTTTCAATGGTAACTTTTGCTTGTACACCTGTACTCGTGTCCACCTTTGCATGATGAACGGCGTTGTCAACGAACACCGGCTTACGCACATGGTCCATTACTGCGGGCATGTCAGTACTAAACCGACCGACGACTGTATTTTTGATAACTACCATGATTGATTCCTCCTTAACCATTCATCATGTTCATTAACCATTCATCATGTTCATTTTCATTCATAGAATCTGTAACACTGTAAGAAGGTTGTGAAAATACAATGTTTTCCCAATCAAAAGGTCGGTCATGAGAAACAAACGCTTCATCCATTTTAGCATCGTTAGTAGGATTCCACTCATTTTGTCGTCGCTGAACATCCCCAATATTTTCCAATCTACCCCTGTGTCCTAATATAATGCCTCGCTTATCATCCTCCCGCGTAAAACCATTCGGATGCATTCGAGAAAAAAACGAAGCAGTAGCGTGTGGTTCTGCCCCACCTTCAGCCCACCATGTTCCTTTCCTGTCAAGGTCAATTGGGGTATTTTTTTGATGCCATTGTGTAGCATCCATAGGTTGTGTAGTTAAGAACGGTACTCCACGGTAAGCAGTTACAGGCTCTTTACCGGGGTAATCTTCTATGTAGTTGTACAACTTCATTTGGCGTGATGCCTTGAGGAAAACCCATGCTTTATCTATTGGAGTCATCAGCAGTTCCACCGTTTAAGAGAAGCCCCTTTCGGTGTTAATTTACCTTTCTTACTCGTTGCGCCTTTCATGCCACTCATACGAGCGCAGAATGATTTACGACGCTTGGCCTTCTTTGAGCCGGGCTTGAGTTTACTTGGCTTAGTTGTCACAGGGGGTTTGAGATTTGCGCCACTCTTGCGCTTGGCGGCGGCACGACCCTTAGCGTTCAGTCCACCCTTTGGACTGTGCTTGTTTGGGTTATAACCGTGAAATGGTTTACTTTTTTTCTTTGCCTTCATCAAAGCAAACGCATTTTCCATTGGTGTACAACAATTACAAAAGTCGTATTCAATCATGCGCCATCACCACTGTGGTCTGTTGAGTTGTAGGAGACATCTCCTTTATGTCCTTTTGGATGTAAGGCTTGACTGAACCGTGGTTGTACACTGTAGTCCTTACGAACAATAGTCTCATCGTTTTCTACAGATGTACGGCGGCGTGATGCATCGGAACGGTAATGTTCTAAAGTATTCTCACTGATAATTACACGAGTAACTTCATTGTCAATTTTACTACTATCAAAGCCGCTGTCAGCCGTTCCGATGATTTTTGGGCCTTTACTCATAGGCACAGTGTCACTTGCACTAATGTCCATGTAATACGCAGGTGTGTAAGGTGGATTAGTGTCGGGGTTGGTGGCACGAATGTATGACCCAACTGATGCCTTACCGTTATCCACATCATACACATACAGTCCATACTTACCACCAGCAGTAGCACCGAAGTAGTTGCTACCTACTTGTGGGCTTGATGAGTGCAAGTTGAGATTAGAACGGAACATCTCAATGTGTTGCTTGTCCATCATACGCACTGGGCGCATCATGTATGTGACCTTCTTATCAGTCACATTTGTACGCACATGTCCGTTAGTGTCTGTATGGTATGGATTGCTGGACTTCCATTGACTCGGATTACTTGAAAATCCATACTTTTCAGCGAGGTAGCCTTCTACTTGTCTTTCTTCTTCAGTAGTCATTGAGCGATTGTACTGTATTACTTCTGCAATTTTTCCATTTAAGTAAAACGACGAGGGTACATTACCAACAATGTAGCCTCCTGTGTCTGCTTTCCAAAAAGCACTTGTCGTAGTGTAATTTCCTGCGCCTTGTAAGTTCATTTTGAGGGTAGCGGTACTTCCATTACCATCGCCACCAGTAATAGAGGCAGTGACTAATTCGGCCTGTCCACCCACTGCGCTGTTTGTTGCTGAACTCACCGTAGCCCACCCAGTGTCAGCACCTCCCCACCACTGCCACCTGTTGTTTGAATCCATTCGGATGTACAGATTAAATCCACTACGAGTGGCTGGACTACCTGCTCTTGACTCAATGATTCCATGAATGCCACCATCATCGCTGTCTGCCCAAGCGACAACAAACACTGTCATTTCAGCAGTGTTTAAACGAGCGTCAAATGATGTTTCCAATTTATCATCGCCGTCACAATCTACAACGGGCATGTTGTTTACATTGGATGATGAGGCAATATAGGATGGTTGGTTGGATGCAGTGGATTGTGTGAACTCAAAGCCATACGGCCCACTATCTTTCCATGATGATACAGCCGCCCCATCAGCCAAATCAAGACTATCGGCTTTGAGCCATAGTACCATGCCCGATGTAGGAATACCACCCCAATCAGTATCATCAACAGGTGAAAGGAAGTTGCGAGTTTCAGCAAGGTAAGTACCACCAAGCGGGTTGAAGTTTGATGTATGACTCATACGCACCGCACCACCTTGAGGTTGTCCTCCAAAGTCAAGTGCGGTAAGGTCGTAGTTACCTATTGTTTGAGAGCCTGTTTGCATACCACCTTGTAATACAACACGCTGTCCTACATTGCGGTCAGTGTGTAGGCTGTGCGCTTCGGTGTTGATGATGATTTGATTGGTGTCAACACCTTGTAGGTTTTCGGTGTCAAGACCGATACGAGGACTACTGCGGCTTACTGCATCCTTATGCGGTGAGTCACCGACAATGTTCTCTATACGGTCGCTTACTACTGCTTCGGGCTTGAGTAGTCCGTCTTCTGCAATCTCCAAGCGTGAACTGATACCACGAGGTACTTCTGTGTTTTGCAGTACATCGTTTCTTGCACGAATGAAGCCATCGTTGAGTATAGGCTCGGCGGTGTGATGAGAGAGAACAAGTCCTGTTGTATGAATAGGTTCACTCAATGCGGTGAGTATATCCTCGTTGAACTGTGTTGGGTATCGAATACCCCGACCGTTACCCATGTCACCTACACGCTGTGCGTTTGATGGCATGAATACATCAACCAAAGTGTTTGTATCGTTATTATTAGTGTTGTTTAAACGACCACCGAATCTTGGTAGTGTTGCCGATACACTCAATGCTGTATCAGCCGCATTAGTAAGCCCCTTCAAATTGACAAGGTGGTTGCCGTTGTTGTGTATTCGTTGATACGGTGTGCGGTTGTTTCGCCGGTCGTATTCGTATGCGTCACCCGCATCCCATGATGGGCGAATACCAAATGAACGGACAGGGAAGCGGCGAACATCCTCACCACGAGTATTACCCCACCAATCAACAATGTAATACTTAGCGGCATCCTCTATCGAATCTAAACCTTTACCGTTACCGTCACCCCACCAGTCACGCAGTACAGTAGCACTGTTGCGTAGGGTGCGAATAGGGCAACCGAATGGGCGGGTAAAGCGAACACCGTCACTGTATCGAACCTGCCACTCCGGTTTGTCAACACCAAGCATACCGGAGAAGTTGGTTTGGCGTTCCATAATACCAGTGTAGGTGTTCGGGAAAGTGGAGGTTGAACTACCGTCACCACCAGCGTATGTCGAAGTTTGAGTTTCTGTTTGCACTAATGGGCCGTGAGTGTAACCTACACTGGCGTTGGTGGCGGTCACTGCTGTCTCTCGCAATGCTCGCAATCCATACATAGACCACTGCGGCTTGTTGTATGGTTGGCGTAGGCCAAAGCGATAACCGAATGGGCGTGGGCGTGTTGGGTTGCTGATGCCATCATACGATGATTTACTGATACCGCTACTTACAGCATACGAACCATCATCATCAGCATCGGACCAAATAGGCCCATCGAAGCCGTAATCTCGTGGATAGTCCCATGTAGATGAGACATAAGCGTAACCATCGAGGCGGCTTACCAACGGTCCACCACGGCTACCACTCGGCCAAAAGTGATTGAGCATACTCTTGGTGGCTGTATCGGTGCTGTCCGACTGTCCACCTTGCATAAGTCCTGTTCCGATAGTAGTATCAATTGTTTGAGCAGTTTGAGGTGTTCCATCAGCATCAGTGTATATGATAGAACCTACAGCGATTTGAGGTGGTAGTGTATCAAAGACTACAACACTTGTACCTCCTTCTGCAACAGTACCGTTTACTTGATACATACGACCATCAACAAATATGTAAGCCTCATCTGCAATAACCTCTCCACCGTTTGTTGTGATTGTATTACCAGTGTGTGATACAACTTGACGAGTGTGTGAACCATCAGCGGCAAGGTCAGCGGTCTTGTAATAGCGCAGTGAATGATTACCACTCGCCATAGTTGTCAATGGTGTACCCTTAACATTGACACACCCTGTTAATGTTGTACCGCCAGCACCACCACCGGTATAAGTGAATATTTCTTCCTCACTACCACTATTGACATACACTGTGTTTGTACCACTTGTAGGCCATCCGGCCATGATAGCACCTGTAGCAGTTACAGTTGTACCACTCACACTCGCAGATGTAGCAGTGTAGTATGTTGATTGTGCTTCGGTAGGTGGCATGGCTGTTTTCATTCGCAAAGCAAACGGCCCTATACTGGCATAGTAAGTAGCGTCATGGTAATGAACCGTTTCAAAATGTTCCGGCATACTGTTGAGTGGTTTTTGGTTGATGGCTCGGTCAGTCAGTGGGTTCAACCATGTTCGACTTGCATCACTGTAGAAAGTATGTGGGCGACCAAGGTTTGGATGCCACAGACAAAGGAAAGCATCAGCCATGTGTAGGCTGTTGGTATCACGACTACCTGCTAAAGTTTGAGATAAGGTTTGATTGATAATACTTGTTTTACTGTCACTTAAAATTGTATTCGCTGGTCGGAAATCATACGCACGAGATAAGCGTAATTTTGTTCCTACTGTTAAATTATTTGTAAAAGTAGAGTTGGCTACTATAGTAAATTGTTTAGGCTTATTCATCAATGATGAATCATAACCACTGCGTTCAGTGTAAGTGTGTGTTCTTCGTGTACCTGTAGCATCGGTGTATTCAAGCACCATACCGTAGTAAGGTTGCTTAGGGAATCCTCGTGCATCATCTACTGTGATGATTGTAGATGCTACACTCACTACAGAACATACAGGTGTGAGACTGATATTCTCAAGTATCTCGGAATATAAGTCGGGATAGAAACTTGGGTAGCCAGCAAGCGTAATTTGAGAAGCAATCGAGCCGCTACTTGCTCTCAAGAACTCATAGTAGTTGTCAAGACGATGCCAAGACAAATGGTTGAAGCGGTCAGCATCAGCGTTATCCGGGCCAACCTTGTGAACAATAGACCACCACGGTATGTTGGTTGTGAAACCGGGCGTAGCATCTACGAACATACTGGGGTAATACGGTAGAGAGCGACGGACAAAGGCTGGTGACTCCGTGGCTTGTACACCAAGTGGGTTGTATAACATCAACGGTGGTATATTAGTGAAATGGCTACCGTGGTCGGGGTCATGGTCTATCATCAATTCATTGACAAATATTTCACAGCCTCTTACATCAGCCATAGTAGCATTAGCCAGTACAAGCGCATAAGCACCATACCTGCTATCGGGTTCACGAATACCTACAACCAGTGCGACTTGTTGGCTTGTTAATTCACTTACACTACCATTAGGAACATCATTAGCAGGGCCATTTGCATGATAACCGATAAATTGCGAACTATGCATATTTGGTTGTATAATGATTTGATACGCACCAACCTCGGCAGGGTCGGGGAAATGTTCTTTCAGTGTGTAATTACCTGCGGCTTCAAGAACAACAGTGTGTCCACCCTTTGAGTTTGTAACACCCGCATCACCCTCGGATGCAAGAACACCGTAACCGTCGTTACGCAACTTAGTTTCAAACATCAGTGAGAATCCACCACCGTGTATGTCACTTGGGCCGCTTGGTGTAGCGGTTAATGAACCAAAGACCAACAACGGGTCATAGGTAGGGAAACGATGAACAGAAGCACTTCCTAATGTAACTAAATCATCCATATCAAAACGCTCATCAAGAATAGTAAACTCATCCGATTGTAAAGTAGCCGCACGACAGGCTCGGTGTTTGTCGTATAATCCTTGGTAGGCAGGATGCGCCCAATGTCCGGGTAGCATAGCCATTGTTGCGTTGACAAAGTGATGACCCATACGGGGGATAGGTGCAGGTGTCAATTGCGGCTTTTTGTATATTGAATAACCAGTCATGGCTTCTTCGGCTGTTACCGAGTAATTGACATAATGAGTATGTGCCATGTCGGGGCTGTTACCGCTTACTTCGGCATGGTCCCGAATACGGCGTGAACCATAGAATCGGGTGCTACCGGCAGGAATGTAATACGAAGGAACTACTTTCAGTGTAGTAATACTACTAAGAACAAGTTTGTTGAACGCTTCATCGCCTACGCAACCTGTAAATGTAGAACCGCTGATACCAGTAAAGGATGCTACGCCACCTTCATCGGTGGTAGGGTTATACAAGCGAAGGAATCTGCGCTCTCCGACTCGCTCTTTGTTACCGAATGTAGAATCATAAACAGCGGAGTTTACACTTGTATTCACTGTTAAAGTAGTGCCACTAAAAGACACGCCTGTAAGTTCGTGATTAACAACACCATCTGCATGAGAATAGATGACTGGATGCTTGTGAGTGTTGGTATTACCCATTTTTGTTACATGGAAAAACAAGGTACGGTCGTGTAATTCGTATGCTGTTTCAAGGGGTGCGTTTCCAGTGGAACTTTGCCAGCCCGACATCGTGCTTTCGGGGTTATCACTGCCTTGTTTGAGGTGTTCCCAATTATGGTCGCTGTAAGTAGGGCCGAGGTTTGGACTCACCAAACTGTTATCGAACATATGTTCTACAGTGGATTTAGTCATCATACCACCTGTACCCATTGTTTCAGTTTGATAGGCTTGGAGTCTATCAAAGCCGGAGCGAACAATCAAGTTACCCGGTATAGAATCGGGGTCGGGTAAGCGTATTTTCATGTTCGGTTCAACACCGCTACCGGAGATTGCAGGGGCTAATCCTTGCGCTGAACGGTTGGATAGTTGAGTAAACGCTCGTATGATTGTCCCAAACGGTGAGCCACCCTCTACTGTATGTTCTTGCCCTGTATCATCTACTACTGTAATACTTTCAAACTGAATCTCTTCATTTGGTATTTCAAGAATGTTACGCAACAAATCGGGGTGACGAGATGCCATCTGTGGGTGTGATAATTCTTGGGCTTGGATGATAGGGAACATAGCACTGTTGGTAGATTCAAAGGTAAAGCGGTTATTACCGTACAGTTTTTCACCAGTGGTGTAAGCGTTACCACCTGCTACACGAGTAACAAACGGTACAGCACCCAACCCTCGTGCGTTTGGTGCAGGAAGGCTAAGGTTGCCACCATCCATTCGCTTCCAAACTACATGTTCGATACTAAAGTTTTGAGCAGGTGTACGCTGTGATAACTTGTAACCGTTGGTATCACCAAGCCAGTAATCATCATTAGTGTAATCGTAATTATCAATTTCAGCATCAGTGCTTGATAACTCAAGTTCTTTTGTAATATTACGAGTCACATTGGTGACATCCTCAAGTAGCATTGTACCGGGGCTAATATCAGTGTCAAAGAATAAATCACCTGTGACAGCAAAACAAGGTTCTGCGTTGTAGAGATTTGCGTCTTGGTCGCCAGTTAATGCAGTGTGTAAAACATAGGCGGCGTTTGGTACATCAGCAGTAGGTGTTGCTGTTCCTGTAGCAATCAAGGCTTCTACATTAGGACCAGCGTTGGCGGGGGCTATGTATCGTTCAGCATTATGGAATCGTTCATCCCACCGTGTTGTACCAGCAAAAGTGATAGCAGTAGCGGCGGCTACACCGGCACGAGTTTTTGATACTACGGAAAGCCAATCACCGGTTGCTGTTATACCGTCACGGTCGGTCTTGGCTACAAGTGCCAACTCACTTTCATTACTGATAACAAGCATTGCTCGACTGAATACACCCTGTTGATGGTGGAGTTTCTTATCAAGAATATACGATGTATTGGAATCTGTTGCTTCTAATATGTGAGGTGGTTTAGCACTCATTATGTCCTTTGTACTTTCAACATCAGTGAAATCGTAATTATCGTACCAAGTGTCACCACCGACTAAACCGATATTCCAAGTGTACGGTGTGGTAAGCGCAACATCATATGATACATTAGATGCTTCTTGTCCGTTGACTCTTGGACTTGCTTCGGGGCTGTTATACATTGGGTACGAACTTGGTAGATGACCCAATACACTCATACACGAGGCTGATGAGCCATACGGGGTAAAACCCATTTTAGGATGCCAAGCACCTTTTCCAGCACCATATCCTTCTGTACCTACCTTGAGGGAGTTGAGGTAAGAATAACGCTCTCCCGCCCATCCTACAGCCCCTACAGGGCGTGTACGGTCAATAGCATCTACTAAACCACCAAAGTGAACTTGAGTCATGTGGTTACGAGATGATTCATTTTCGTTGTTGAAACGGTGTACGCCCGCTTTCGACCATACATAGATATTACTTGGAGAAGGGTGAACTAAGCCACCACCGCCGGGGTCATATCCCGGTGTCGGGAAAGTCATAGTTGCACTTTGACATTTGTTATGCCAAGTGGTTATGTCTTCTAAAAGAGGTAATCCGCTTATTCTATTCGGTGCGAGGTAAAACTTGATTTTGTATGTACCGCTATCATTCCATATTTCTCGGCTGTGATAACACCCAAAAGAGGATTTTATGTATCTATCTGCTTCTGCAACATCTGTTTCGGTATAATCTCTTCCACCTGTATCGGTTCTTATCCAACCACACGCTGGTATTTGTTCTAATTCTGCTTGCGTAGCACCTGTAATAGTTGCTACAATATGAACTTCGGAATTATCAACATCTCCGGTTGTATCATCGAATGCTTCACCACTGAATACCTTACCGAGTAAATCATCAGCGAGATTATTATATGAAACAAAGTTGGTTTCAATCCAACCGTATCGGTCTTGACGCATTGCGTTACCCATAGACGGTAGGAATGTTCCACCCATTGCTTTAAGCGCACCTTTACCGGGGTTTTCATTGATGGCTTGGCCGATGATAGTCGCCAGTTCCTCACCGTTTTGACATCGTGTGCCATCTACAACGATGTAATCACTGTCAAAGTTAAGTGCTGTTTCGCTGTTCGCACCTTCAAGAATAGTTTTAGCCATAACACCCGAAACACGGAATGCTGTGGCATTAACTTGATTCCATGATTCCAAAGCGTAACGATAGTTACTGTTGGGGTTTGGTGCGTTGAAAGACATTTGATTATCAAGCCATGAACCACCCGGATGATACCCACCATCCATATGAAATGTCATGTCTGCACTCATAGCGATACCGTAGTATGCGACAGCACTATGTTTGTAAGGATGGGCTTTGTAATAATCAGCGGCGTTATCACTTGTTAATTTACCAGCGGTTGGGTTTGTAAATACTTCACCATAATGAGAACCGTGTTCCGGTCGCTGTTGTAAATAACCTACATTTGGTATTCCTTGCGGTGGCGACCAGTTTAGCGTAGTACGCCAATGGTAACGCTGTCTTGCGGTTTGATATGTTGAATCGGGCGGGCCATACAAATTGTCACTGTTGGTAATTTCATTTGGTAAGAACTTACTATGAGGTACTTTACTCCAAGTGTTGCCAGTAGTAACAACATATCCGGGGTGTGGTTCGACAGCCGCATTTGAGTTGTCGTCTTCGGTGAATGGGAATGCTTGACCCGGCCCATAGACAAGGTAAGTGGTTTTGTTTTCAATATAATTAAATGTTAAAGTAACCGGGTCTGTGCTTGCAGTGGCGGCGGCACTCAATACAAATGTAGTAGCGTCGGTGATGGATGCTACTGTAGCCCCATCGGGAATACCTGCACCTGTCACTGTCATACCAACAACAAGTTGGGCTGTTGAATCCATGTTGACGGTAGTGTTACTGTTAATGTCACAGGTAGCGTCAACGATAGGCTGACTGTCGTGATAGCGGGCGGTAGGATGAGCGAAGCGAAGCACCAACGGTACAGGCTGTTGGCGAACAATACCTGCGGCGTATCTTGCTCGTACATCACCTGCCGCCGCCGCATTCAATAAAGCGAAGTCGGCATCCAAATTGCCACCTCGTAGGTCGGGTGATAGGATGCTGTCTTTGTTCGACACTGGGCTGTTGATTGACCCTCGGTGCTGATTGAGAAGGGCTGTGCCGGGGAAGAAAGCGAGCAGTGCATTACAATCCACCATAGCGAATGACCCGCTAATTTCATTGGCGTTTTGAATACCCGCTGTTCCTGTTGGCCCACCGGAATACGGGTGAGTGTAGAACGGCGAGTAGTCGTTCTGTGTCCCGTCGTTAATGTCGAGTGTAACACCAGTGAACCCACCACCAAAGTAAAGCGGTACACTGTGGTCTATACTGTCTCTTGCACCACGGAAGAAAATGATAGGTTCACTGTCAACGCTACCATATGAACGATAACCGCATATTGCTTCACGCTCAATTCCGGGTTGGTTTGGTTCAGCAAAGCGAGTAAGAACAAAGTCATCATTTACATCACCGTTAAACGCTGTTCGCCATAATCCATTACCGTGTCCATCGGTATATGTCAAAGAGGTGTGCGATACAGTGCTTTTAATTGATTTAACTGCACCTCTCGCTATACCATCAGCGGTAGCATATGAAAATACCAACTCTTCTCCGAATGAACCTTCTTTAGCAAGACTATCAATTGAATCCGCTTCTTGTCCGGCTGGAATTATAGCGTGTGCTATTTTATTGGTTTTTGAAACAAACTCATTTTCTATGTTGCCGCCTGTTGAGTCATAATTATTAAACAGTAAAATCGGATTGTTTAAGCAAGGTAGAATATGGTCGCCAGTAATAGATGTGTAATTTTCACCTTTGAGATTTCTTCGCCAAGAAGTAACCGATAAAGGAGTATTAGATGAATCTACCAGTACAGGAGTGGCTGTGTTTGCATTAAACCCTCGACCCTTACTTCGTAATTGAAGTACAGTGTATGGTAAATATCCTACATCCATTCGACGGTGTGAATCAAGTTCAGCATCGCTATACGGTTTGTTAATAGGGTCAGTAGCAACAAGAGTCCAACCTACTGTTGTTTCATGTAAAGTTGTATATTCACCATATTCAAGGTGGGCGGCTTGAATACCCCAGTCTTTATGCAATGTAGCCTCAAACATTTGAGAAAGCGGTAATGTGTTTCTTGATGGAGTATGCGCTCGTATTTTGATAGCATCGGGGGCTACACCCCATTGCCCAAATGTACGCCCATCTGCGGCATACATCTCTCGGCAATCAAAGTTGAGTAAACGGTTTGGGTCTTCATGGTTAATTGCCGCCGCAGTAACAGCCGCCATCAATTCATCAGTAACAAGCGTTGTCCAGTTAATTCGAGGTGAAAGTAATACACGCAGTTGCACATTGTCGGTTGGATTTACTTTGGTAGTATCGTCTACTGTTCCGCTGTTTACAAAGTGAGAAGAAGTGAATGTATCTCCAACCACTCCGTAGAAAATATGTGTTCCGTTGTTATCGTTTTGTGTACGGTGTGTGTAAGAAACGGTATGCCCGACAATACCTTTTATTCCGGCATTACCATCAGCGTCAGTATATCCTGTAGTGCCGGTAAAGGTATCATTGATTTGGAGAAGGCCGTTTGTTTTCGGGAATCCGAGATAACCGAGAACATCGGGGTGATTACCCATTACCCCGTCGCCAACTCCACCAGTATCAAACGGTGCTTGTAGTACAACTGTTAATTCTGTTCCCGACCAAGTAACACTTGCATCAATACCAACAGAAGGTGCGGGTACACCATTCCAGCGATTACCACGGTATGACGCTTCTGTAAGGTCGCCTGTTGTATCAATGCGACCAGTAACATCACCAAAACCGAGCATGTGATTACCAATGGTAAATCCTCCTTGCCCTACATCTCGGTCATCAAAATATACACATATTTCATTGTCAAGAGTAGGCGGTAATATAGTATTATCATTACTAAAATTAGTTCCCATATCTCGATAAATGTAGCGTACACCGTAATTATTACCACGGTGGTCTTCAAATTGGAATCCATATAGTTGTCCATCACCTACATTTTCAACTTGAGAATCTGTCACATGGTCCGAATAGTCTGCTATTGATGTAGGTGCTGTATTACCTGTAGAAATAGCATTAGAGTAGCGAGTATCAAAGTCTGTATTACCTCGCTCACCAAGACCCCATACACCTGCATCGGGGGCGAAACCCGGAATACCAGCGGCTACCATACCACCAAAGTTGATTCTACCTACGGCCTGTGTACCAGTTCGTAATCCTTCAACAAGGGTCTTTGACGGGCTTTGCGATTCAAAAGACTCATCATTGATTGTATTGGCATTCATTCCACTACCATTAAACGCTGAAATACTTCTTTTTGTATTTCTTCCTTGTATGGTACTGGACAAATCATTTTGCCTTACATCAAAGTCACCATTACTTACAAAATTATCATCTGTTTCTTCTTGCGTAACATACTCTCGGAGTGTAGTAATCGGTGCAAATGGTCTGCCATGCTTGTTAATAGGCATAGGTGCAGGGTGCATATTCTCACCACTGGTTTCGTCGGGTTGACACCAAAAGTTTCGGAAACGCCCACCGTGACCGATAAGGAATTGGGGTTTGTATTGAGATTGACCCTTACTGTTGTCCAACCATGTACAGAAGTTACGACCACTTGCACCCGGTATGGTAGAATGTATAACGATAGAATGACCTGTGTTACCGTCAAGGTCTTCTACAACTCGACCCAAATGCGCTCGTAAATAACCCATATGGCTACCACGGTCTTGAGTATCAAATGCTTCGTCAGCAAACCACCAAGGTGCAGGGTCGTGTATAGAACCAGTATCAGCGTTCATAGCACCGGTAGTAAGAGCGTTCTTTGCACCACCTTGATTGATTAAACGAACAATCTCTCGTGCGGCGGCTTCAATATCTGTAACACCTTCTTTGATACCTACTTCACCAAAGTCAATAGTAAGACGACGCACGAAATCCATTTTACTCCAATGGTCGAGGTGTTGCAAACGACTTTCTTCATGGTTAGAAAGTAATAGACTTTGAGAGCGAATACCCTTTAAGCAAAGGAATGCTGAAATGGCTCGTGTGCCATCCGGTGTGTCCATCATAGTACTGGCATCACGAAGAGTAAATGTATCGGGATTGTTTGCAAGACGAGACTTTTTCAAAGCACCAGCGAGTGTTTGTGTAGCACCAAGTGATTTTCTTGATAAAGCGTGTAATCGGTCAGCCCAGTAGGGTGAGGCTACGGCTGGCTGAACACGAGGTAATGTACTGTCTGCAACAGTGAAAGAACTACTTGTTCCTTCATTCATAAAACCAGTATGAACATAATGACCGTGACCCTTACCCATAAAGTACGAATTATTTGTCGTAGTGAATGTTAATGTTTGATTTGAATTGGTTGCCGTAGTGTCCTTATCAAGATACAACAAACCTGCATTGATATCTATTTCAATAATTTTAGAACCACTTGCTATACCCGTTCCGCTTACAGTCATACCCACTGAAAACTTACTCAATCTTATACCAATAGTACCATTCAATCGTATAATTCTTACATTACCACCAAATACATGAGTATCAGTTCCCGTAGCGGCATGGTCGGTATCACATGCTTCGGTAAACGAGTTTCCTATTAGTGCTAATTTTGTTTTCCCTTGACCGGGTATAGCATAAGAGTCATGATTCAAGAAATTACTAATTGGGTTTTCACCACCAGCATTCGTTCCCATTACATCTTCGGATGTGTTACCTGCTATGTTATGCACATATGCACTTTCAATAAACTTTGATTGCTGTGTTCTACGCATGTATGGATTTTCACTTGGGAAACCATTTGCTACATCTATTTGAGTAGTAAAGTAATGCGGTGCGCCACCATTCTGTTGCACCAAGTATCGGTCAATATCTACAATACCATCAGCAGTAACAATGTGCCGACCGAAACCGATGTGCGGTGTAGCGGCACTCGATTGAACCTGCATATGTAAATCATGGAAAGCAATGAACTCACGGTCGTGTGCTACATCAAACATCAAAACTCGTGCGTGGCCTTTGGTAGCGAGATAAGGGTCGAGATAAGCAACAGTCGGTGCTTGAGATGATGATAGTCCCATTGATTCGTAATTTAATTCAATGGTTTTGTTTACATGTTGAACAAAGTTGTTGGCGGTTTCAAGACATGAATCTCCAATTAAAAAGTTTTCAAGTGGTATAGAATCACGAGGTCGAGTCGCTAAAGCACCCTTTCCGCCATTAAAACCTGTCCAAACTTGACCTTCGCTTAACACACCACGAGATTTAGCAAACAACCCTTCAACAGCATGAGGGTTATTCATTGTCATGTTCATCCATATGGTATCACCGTTTCGTAGCCCGCCTTGAGCATAAGGGTATAACCATGTACGGTTGAGGATAGCATCGGGGTCGTTTTCAGTAACAGTTCCAAAACTTACTCGCAACGGGTCGCCGGATGCAATAGTAGTTGCATTAGTACCATCAAGTGTAATTACTGTGTTTGTAGCGTGTCCACTACCAGCATACGGTGATTCAATAAATGCAACCTTTCCTACATATTTGATGTGATTAGCGTCACTCACATCCTCTATAAAGAGTTCATCACCCGGTCGAAGGTTGATACCTACAGTATTGGCCTGTGGCATAAGAGTAGCAGTTGCAGGTGCTATCGAAAGAGTAGTTGCACCTACCGCACCCGCCGCTGTAAATGTCCATTGCTCACCACCTACCGATGGTTTGAAAGTTGTCGCACTAAACTCATTGATGTAAGCATTAGCAGGGTCAGTAAGTGAATACAAAGCACGACAGGCTTTTTTCAATCGTATTGTTTTACCTTTAAAATTAGTTGTAGAAAAACTTGAAGGTGCGGCGCAGACAAATTGATTTGCCGTTTCACTCACACTTGCAATGTTTCCGAGAAAAATCATTTCGATAGGCGTGTCAGTGAGAACTTCGGCAACAAATATCATATCACCATTCCCGAATGTAGGATTATTGGAATCAGTCTCATAACCACCTATTTTACTAAACGGCACTTCGGGGAATGTAGATGCATCATCAACAGTAAAATAATATAGTGACTGATTATTGTCTAAACCCGCAGATACTTTGTTTACTTCTAAAATAGTTGATGAAGCGTTCTTTGATTGTATGCGAGGGGCGTGGGGATTGGTAAGCGGTCCTTCTTTGAACTCCACTGCGCTTACATATTGACGCAATCCGTAATCGAGGTTGCCGCCTTGAGTTTGCATGTTGGCGGGGTCGTAATAGTAAGGTGAGCGATTTTCTAAGTCGGATGACGGTGTACTTTCATCCGATGCAATTGGAATAAGCGTTTCGTTTCGATAACCACCCGCTACATACAGTAAAGCACCTACAATAGCATCTGCGAAGAAGTCCTCCGAAAAGCCACCAGTAAAACCACCCGATACATTGGTCGGGATGCGAATATAGCCATCAGTAGCAGGGTCGTTTTGGTATATACCCCATTGGTTGTTTGACAGGAAAACACGACGATAGCGTATTACATCCTTCATGTTTCTATGCTGATTCTCCGCTGATTCAGCACTTGGGAATAACTTTGGGTGTGAAACATATATGTCAGTGTGATTAGTACTTACTACGATTTGAGTAATAGTGGTTGATGATACATGCTCGTTACTATTTGCGTTAAACCCGTATGCTGAATGAGCATTACGGTCGCTTACAGCGATGTCGTCTGCCCGACGACCGACAGGAGTTGGATTCCATGAGTGTGCGGTATAGGTAGCATCAAGGTGTATTTTCATACTGTTGTCCGGTCCGGGGAAAATACCAGTAGGTGCGTGGTCGAAAAACTGCTTAGGGAAAAGAGGAACTTCAACCATTGCACGAGTACTGGCATATTGCGTACCCAATTGATAATCATGATTAACAGTGTCCATACTTTGGAACATTCTATCGTTTACTGTACTACCGTCTTCGCAAAGGTTGTCATCACCAAAGTGAGGGTCGTTGAATAGTTTTACACTTATTTCATATTCATCTTCTGTGGCATTTGTAATAATACCAACACCGTTTAACCATTCATGAAATGATGTGTAGGCTGTACCGTTTGCATCTAAAAACGACCTTAGTTCTTCTATACTTGCCCCACCGCTTGTATCAACAGTAAACACAAACCCACTACCAGTTTTTTCGCTATAGGCGGCACTTGCCCCGTCTTCAAGGTAAACACGACCTACTTTTGGAAAACAATATGTTCCCCACGATGCCATATCTGTTGACAGGTTATTGAGGGGTTGAACTGACATGTATATCCTATCGGTATCAGTATTGACACTCACAGCCTGTACAGCGCAACTACGGCGGGTTGAGCCGGGTAATCGCATTAGCGGGCTTGGGTCATAGGTAGGTTTGGTGTTAATCGCACCCTGCCCCGGCCCGCCAAGTGTTACAGTAACTACAGGGGCGTTTGGCTCAATCTCTTTGACGATGTGTGAATCCGGTGAGCCGCTACCGGTGATGTTGACATTTTGATTAGCGAGTCCTTCTGCGATACCCGTCGCCAATACAGTGACGGTTTTTTCATTTGTACCGGGGTCTTCGTCTTCTTTTATTGAGCGAATACGAGTGCGGCTCATGAGGTACAGTAACGATGCGATACTTGGTGAGTTACCTTCTGTTTGATTTGTACGCATTTTCGATAACTGATTTGTTCGGGTTCTGTCGGATGGCTGAACAAATATAATACCGGAATACTCGTGTGTATTATAGACGACATTATCTATAATGTCAAACATTTCAAAGTTATTACTCGCATCAGTAGTTGAACCTTCATCGAATACTCCTGTACCAGTATTGATTACAGCCGCCGGTTTAATAGACTGTAAACCTATTTCAGTCATATTTTTAACAGAATTATCAGCATTTGGTTCTATACATAATTTATGATATGCTGAATCGTGTACGCCGTTATTATGTGACGCTGTAAGGTGTTGAGGTGTTGTATTACCATCTGTTGTTGCGTTACCGGGTGGCGTATAATTGACAGGACAACGACTAAAATCTACTTCACTGTCAAGTTCATACCCTCCGGTATTATCACCGATTAACGAATGTTCTGTCTCTAAATGATGTGTAGTGGTCGTTTGACTGTTACCTGTCATAATGAGGCCACCGGGTGCAAACAATGTGGTGTCTTTTGTAGCATCGGCTAAGTCTGCCTCAATGACATCAAGCACTGTAGTAGAGCCGGTAAGAACATAATTACCACTCGGTACAGTCTTTTCTATCATCAAACAAGGTGTTGTTTTACCCATACTCGCACCAGTCAAGTCAACCGCATTGTAGTGTATCTCAACATACGGTGCAAGGCTATGTGTGGTTTGAAGAGTAGGAACTTTGAGTAAAGCAATACGGCTCACACTTTCCGGTCGCAAATGATACAACCGTGTATCATCATTGATGTCACCTTCAAACTCCGGTACTGGACCTTTTAGCATAAATGGGCGGTAATCAAAGTTTGTACCACCAATAGCAATGGCTTGCTCTTTACTTTTTGCTAAACCATTTGACACTACAAAAGTTGCAGGTGTCGAATTGATAAAATTAGCCACTGTCACCTGTGTACTTTCTTCATAGAAGTCGGATAGAGCGTTCATTGCAAACAAATCAGCAATACCCTTTGTATTACTGTCATATCCCATTTCAACAACATCTGCCGTTCCACCCATGATTTGGTCTATTGAGAGGTATGCGGGTTGAGGATAGCGGCGCATATACTCATGACCTGTGATATGAGAATATCTATGTCGCCCACTGTGTCCTACTTGATACAAAACATCCAATGTAGAAGGCCAAGAAACAGCAAACGGGTTGCTTGGTGAATTATCAGTAGTAGCCATTTGAGTAGAGTACACTAATGCGTGTTGTGAAAAGTTACTCTCGTCAATCACCATTTGACCCGTTTTATCAAATATTTGACTACCGTAGTGTGGAGGTTGATACGGCTTACCTGTTCCATTATCAATCAACAAATCAGCATTTACAACGACAAAGTAGTTGTCAATATCAGCAGTACGGGAATGTAATAGCCCCCGCTTACCCCCACTAATGTTAAAATCAATGTGAATACTACTTACTGTGATTACCCCAGTAGAACCGTTAATTGACTCTATTCTTGCTCTTTCCGGCGGAGAAGCGTTTGGTTTTTCCGTATTCCGGTTAATAGAACCCGGATTGATGAGAATGTTGTATGGGGTATGAGGTATAGCAAGTGTCGCTTCTGTGCCGGGTGTGGTGGCAAAATCGGTAACTTTGTAGTTACCCATACTGTAAGGAGTGGCTGTGAATGTAGTTGTAGCACTGGTGCTGTCATACGGTTTACCGGTCAAGCGAGCAATGAGGGCTTGAGCGTCAGTAGCGGCTACGGTAATGGTAGTTGTCGTACCATCAGCGGCTACAGTAAAGGCGTTAAAGTCATAGGATTCTTCTACAATATCCAGTGGTTCTTCAAAGCGATACATACCTTTTGTTGTATCACTGTTGACGGGTACAGTACTTACAGCCATTTGCGAATCGAACTCACTATTAAAGTGAATAGCCTCGATAGCCCCTCTAAACTCTCCACCTTTACCGCCGATGTACACATGTGCTGTTGAGTCTGCTATTCTACTTTCAATGTCAATTTCTTGCGTTGCTACAACATGTCCGTTGACATACAAAAAAACAGAACCCGCTGTAACTCCTGCTACTACATGATACAATCCACGGTGTTTGAAATTGAGGTTTGTAGCATCGTTGTAAGCGGTATTGTCTTTCAAGTATCTATTGTAGGTATCATGTATTCCACCTACTTCTTGCGGCGGGTAAACCACTCCATCCCATCGTGTTGATGTAGCCTTGGCTGTGCTTAAGGAAACAGGATGCATACCACTTTGTGTTTTTAATTGTACAGTAAACTTAGCAGGGCCGGGTGTATCTACTGTACCAAACTCAAGAGTAAATTGTTCATCACGGTGTGCGACTATACCACCACAGTCCGGTACTACCCACGCTTCGATAACAAAACTATCATCCATGATAGAGTTGATATGTGTAAACTCGTCACCGCCTCTACTTGTTTTCCCAAGTATATCTCGTGCTGGTCCTACGCTGGTAAAGTTACCTTGAGGGATAAGTATTGAATCAGTAACGCCATCAAAAAAGAAAGCGTTGCTTGTTCTACCTATCCCTACCATAATTACACCTCATATGATATGCTCTACAGGAACAAATTGAATGTTAAATTGATAGATAGGCTCGCCACCCAATTGTACAAAAGTGGCTTTAGTTACCGTACCTTTAATGAACGCTTTATCACCAGTAGCGTTTGGATTTACTACTCTTGAAGAAGCATCCTTGGCTTTATTTGGATGTTTTGAATCTATGTCGTGAAATGGACCAGTAGGCATAAAGAAGTTTTTCGCCACATATTTGTCACCTGTTGTATTATTAACGGTTGAATTAAACGGTATTTGAATACCTTTTATGTAATCACCGTATTTTTTGTTTAATTTACTACCACCTGTAAACACTTGTTGTGCATATTGCGCCCCTGCTACTAAAGGTACAATAGAACCACCGTCATTGGAATTGTTAAGTGTAGCGTAAAGCGACATTACTTTGTCACCCGCACTCATACTTGTAAACTCCGAAGCAGTATCAACACCTCCTGTAAAAAACTCCGAAAGTGGTGGTCGGCGGTTTTTAGCCTCCCAAGTAGGTGTGTTATTACCGTTTACTCTACCCGCTGTATCAAGGGTAATAACTACGGTGGTGTCTGCTTCGTCTGTATTGGTAGAGTCAACTCTTGTAGCCGTAAATCTACTACTAAGAGCATTACTATTTGCACTACTGTTGATTAAATCTCTTAAATATCCAGCAATTTCAACGGCTGTACGCATAGTGCCATCAGCCTGTCCTATCGAAACATGATATTTACCACTACTACCTAAATCATACCCGTATGTTGTATTGGATTTGATAAAGAAAATTATGTAAGAAGTTCCGTCTTTTGCTTGTATAGTAAGTTGAGGTATTCCTGTATCTGCAAAATCATCAGCAGTTAATCCTGCCACCAATGCTGTTAATGTACTACCAACAAACGGTTGATGGATTTGGTTTATTCTACCCGATACAGCACTTCTCACTCCTTCTGTACCAGTGGTGGAAAAATCAATACTCGCTTTTGCACTTCTACCAAGTTCCACACTTACTAAATCATCATCAGTAATGACACCTTCTAAAAGAATAACCGCTTTAGCCATGTTCAAATCAAAAGCAAAACGCTCACCACCAGCAAAGGGTATGGTATGCGGGTTGATACTACGGTCAACATCCAGTGTAAGGGTGGTAACATTCAGCGGTATCAATCCACCGTCTTTACGCACCAATCGAACAGGAATATTTGTCGGCATCAGTATCGCCCTCTCATGGTTGAGCCGCCAATACTGCGAGCGAGTTCTTGTTGAATCATGTTACCAATCTCTCTCGCTAATGCTCTCTTGTCTGTGCGGTCTGTAATACCTCCGGCGTTGACGGTGATGTTGTATGTACCACCGCCCATACCAGCCCCACCGGGGTTGTTGCGTTGGCTTAGAGGTACGACCGCTTCCGGCCCATCCTCACCAATCATAGCGAGTGTAGGCTTGTTGACGATACCACCCTTGGCTAATTGAGGTATTTGCCAGTCGGACAAATCAACTCCAAATGAATATTCTGTACCGGTAAAGGGATTGGTTACAGTTTTATTGAAGTTGATACCCGCCAATAGGTCGTTAAACAAACCAATGAGAGCGTTGATACCCGTTTTGATACCACTAATAATTGAATCACCGATACCGCTTAACGAAGCACCGATGTCTTTAGCAAGCCCTTTCCAATAATCGAGAGTTAAAAAATCCGGTATGGTGGGTATTGCATCCCATAAATTACTTAAAACGCCTGTTATAGTATCTCTAATGCTACCAAATGTAGCGATTGCACTCGACTTAAGACCTGTAATTCTACCTGTAAGTGCTTCCCATTTTGCCATAACAGGGCCAACTACTTTGTCCATAATGAAGTTTCTAATCGTAGTAAACTTTTCAACAACTGAATCCTTAAGTCCACCAAACCATTCCTTCAACCCATTCCATTTTTCTTGTACAGGGTCAACTACATTATCACTAATGAAGTCCTTGATACCCTGCCATTTTTCTTGTATGGGTGCAACTACATTGTCGCTAATAAAATCCTTGATACCCTGCCACTTTTCAATGACAGTCTCCTTGAATCCACCCCACCATTCTTTGATGCCGTCGAGTTGCTCTTTGAGTGGCTTGATGAACTTATCATTAACGAATGTTTTGAGGTCGCTGAACATTTTCTTTGCAATTTGGCCTATACCTTTGAACGCTGGTCCGATGCTGTTTACCATCGTTGACATGGAGGCGAGGGTGGCTAAGAGTGTCATTCAGTACCCTCCCAATCCAAAAACGAGTAATCCAAACTTACCATCTCCCTGTCACCTGCCTTCGCCTGTTGTTTGCTATGTTCGGTTTTCTTTTTCTCTTCTTCGGTTGCAACCATCGCCCAAACGAGTGATTGCTTGAATAACCGAGGGGGCATTGAGTAAACTTCAAGCAAGGATATTGAATAATGTTTAGCGATTGTATAGGCCCAAAGTTCTACTTGAGTTGTTAAATCACTTTCACTGTCAATTTTATCCTTACGAAGAAACTTCTCGACCCTCACTCGGTCGGCTTCGTAAACCCCCCTTGCAAAGCCTCCGCCATCTCATTAGGTTGCGGTAGCACTTTGGAGAGTTGCTCACCGACATAACCCTTGAGAGACAGCATTTCTTCTGTAGTCAAGGATGGATTAGTTTTAGTAACCCAATGGGTGAATGCGAATTGCCAGTAGCCTTTCAAGTTCAATGCTACATCGCCGTTTGATACAAGGAACATTTCTTGTGCGGCGGCTTGGATGTCAAGGAATGATATTTCACGAACCCATACTTCAATTACGGCACTTTCGTCATCGGGGTCAACCCGAATCGTGTGCTTGGTAACATCGTCATTCTTCAATAATAGGCTCTTGTTCATCACTACTTGTTTCTTGCTCATCTATTTCACTTCCATTGGGTGCGGCCACCTCTTCGGTGGGGGCATCCGGCGTTTCTTCGGGGGCTACCTCTTCGGTAGGGCCGTCAGTCACACCCTCGTCGTCTTGGTTGAGTCGCAAAACTATCTCGGCTTTAGTGCCATAAACAGGCAAGCCTCGTTCTTTACATAGTTTTCGCAATTCAGCGACAGTAAGGGAATCGTATTGTACTTCGTCAACGACGAAGGGGGATGGTGTTTCTTCTTGCACCAGTGGGTTAATTTCTTCTTCAATCACTTCAACGGGGTTGTTGAGGATGTCAGCAATAGCGGCGTGAATGGTGTGATTTGAAGCACAGTCAATGTCAGCCTCCACTAAGTCAAGACCGTTTGCCTTAATCATCCACTTAGCATATCCAACTGGTCCGAGGCGGCGGTATTTCTGTAGTGATTGCTTCATATTTTCACCTCAATACTTTGGTACTGCGTCACTTGCTAAAACCTTGATTGATTTTGGCATAATCTTGAGTGTTGATTTTACTACACCTTTGTCTTCGGGGATTTGTAACGGTGCTTCGATAATGTAGTAATCATCAATCAATAACACCATTTTTTCACCAGTAAGGTTCTTTTCAAATATAATACGGATTTGATTGGTTGTTGAATCACCTTCACCATTAACACTAAACTCGGTTCCTGTACGCATTTTATGATAGAAAAGTGGGTCATCAACTGCAATCTCCATAGTCATTTCATACGATGTTTGACCTTCAACCATGAGGTTTGCGTTCCTTGCACCAGCAAATGGCACTTGGTCGGTAGAAGCCGAACTTGCTTGATAGTGACCGTTAATGGTATGGAACGCTTGCATACCTGTTTGTCCTGTTAATGAAAAGTTCATGACTTGAGCAACTTGTTGTCCGGCCAATGTAATGCTACCGTTGTAAAACATAAACGGTTTCTGTGTTCCCAATGCAATGCCGGAGTTAATACGACCTTGCGCTGTATTAGCGGTATCGTCAAACATACGGTGAGAAGCGTAGCGAGTAATTGGTGTTGCCTCTAAACGACCAGTATCGGTGTAGCAAAGAGCCGCATTAAAATTAACGGCAAGGCGCAGTGCCGCATCGTTGTCGGTTGTCATGGTAAAGTCTGTAACCTTACAACCACGGAAAACACGAGTCAATTCTTTTGTATCTCCAACTCCACCATCTGTAGTTGATTCATCGGAGTCCATGTCTCTTCGGCGTTGAGATACTTCAAGAGCAAACGAAGGTTGAGTAGTGCGTGAGAAAAGTAATTTTTTAACTGGATTAGTAATGACACCTGCTGATGTTACTATAACAGGTAAAGAACCCGTAGTATCGGGGTCACGAACTTCTATATCAGTACTGTTTGCATGAGGGTAAAGCAACGGTTCATCCAAGTATAGTCTGTTGTCAACTGATGAAATACCAATGACTCTTCGTACTTCATGCGGTTTAGCGTTGTCAAACAAAAAATCAGTCATATTCCCTGCCCATGCTGATGATGAGTCTGCATCGGGTTCATGGTCGCTTACAATAGGTACGAGAGGTGCTTCATCACGGATTTCAATATAATCATTCACCGCAATGCCCGTTTTATTCGTTACAACGATATGTGATTGTCCAGCAAAAGACTCCGCAGAAAGAGTAGTTGCTACACTGCCACTATCGGGTGATGAAATCAATTCATGTCCAAGACAGTATTTCAACCATCGAGCAGAATGCATAGCGACTTCAAATGAGCCACCTTCATTGGTAAGTTTGCCGGGAACTTGTACACTTACATCTCGGCCAAGCCCTACAACATGAAATCGCTTCAAGTCCACTTTAGTTTCCGGTAGAGTAAGAGCCGTAGCAATACCCAAGAACTGGTCTGTTTTGACTGATTCACCTGCTGTCGTGTGTGTCATATCTACATTCATTGGTGGAGTTTTGTAGGGTAAAATATGGATTGTATCGTTATTACTAAAATTAACACTCCCTCCAATACTGGTAATCATAGCGGGTGTAATTTTCATAGTAACACCATCGTTTTCTACAATAGTAAAAACACGACCACCGTTACCAGTATCGGGTAAATCTCCTACATTTATAGCACTACTACCTGCCGCTTCAAATATCAATTGCGAACCTACAAGCATATTTTTCGGGTATCTCAACTTAGCACTACTGTCAAAAAGAGCAGAATTATTTTGATTTGAAAAGGTAATTTTAGTAATGTTGTTTCCGATGTTTTGAACAGCGATTGACGCATCAGTGTTATCACGAATTACCATACCCGTTTCCGGTGCAAATGATACTTCTGCTAAATCTCCCTTATACACTGTGCTTGGCATGTTAATCAACTCATGGTATTGCTTCTGCGAGAATTACTACTTCTATTTGGAATGTCATGCGGAATAATTGCTTGCTACGGTCGGAAAGGTCGGTGCGGGTCTTGAAAACTAAACGGTCAAAACTTACTCCATCCCCCTTTCGCTTACTATGAACTACCCTACGCACTTCGTTCTCAAGTGCTTGCAGATGCTTCCTACCCTTAATTGTTCGCATGTCAACGGTGATATTGATACGAGAAGTGACAAAATCGTAGAATAATTCGGGTGCTTCTTCGTTATGCGCTGTCTCGTAGCACAGGACATAATCATGCCGTTGAAGGTCAAGCCGCTTTCCTCTTTCCGGCGAAGTGTCTGCAATATCAAGCACTACGGGGCGTACATTACTGGTGTTCGCCCTATTCCATTCAGTTTGAAATAAACCTATGACAACATCGAGTGATTCAGTCCATGTCGCTACCATTAGATACCACCTTCTATTTTGTCGCTAAGTTCTTTGAAGTGTAAAGGAATAATAAAACCATCCTTAAATTGAAGGTTATTTTCCGCCATTTTTGGATTTTGCCGTAGCATGGCATCATCGGTGGCTTTCAGTAACTTTTCCATTTCTTTGTCAGTGGCTTGTTTTCTACTTGAAGTGTTAAAGTAACCACTATCAGTTTTCTGTAATCCTTGAGCAGTAGCCTCTATGTCCATCATTCTTTTCCGAAAGTCTTCGGGTTCTTGAGTAAACTCATCTCGCATTTGCTGTTGCAACTGCTTGTCTTTAACATACATTTGAGTAAGTTGAGTGTGAAAGTTGTCTCCGGCTTTGGTGAACTCTCTCACGCTCATTCAAAGACCACCATTTCAACATACTTTGGTAGGGTTCGGTCAATCTCGGCTTGGTAGAGTTGCACCTTGCTGGCAAGGTCAATGTTTTGAGTTCCTTCGGGAATAAGCACTGAACGGTCATCGGACATGAGTAATTCAATTGCTACCATTTTTGTACAGATGTCTTCAATGGCCTTTTCTAAATACCTTTCACCGTAAATGTAACTTGTTTTAATAGCATTCCATTCAAAGAAAGGATAAGAGTTGTTGAAGTAAATAATACCCATTTCATGGTCGAGCCACCAATCACGGAGTCGTGCGCTGTCACCGCTACCACTACCACCCTGTAGGTCAACCAAGAGTGATTGTTGAGTGATAGTCCCTGTTATAGCACCTAAAGTACCTGTGACCGCTACGCATCCTGTAAATGATGTAGCGGTCTTACCTGTATATTGGAACACATCACCGCTTGCATCTATAGCCACGCCAGCATCTACGAAACCTGTGGTAGATGCTACATTGACTGTAGTAGAATCAAGACTTGAAAAAGTAGTGCTGTTTGTCTGCGTTTGGTCTATCTCGATGTCCGAGGATGTAGTAACCATACTGCATACTTCACCGCTTTTTACACCCCGCATACTTGTAACTTTGACTACACCAGTACCATAGTCAGCATTTGCAGTAGCATAGAACTCGTTATGAACAGCAACATTAGATGTTGAGCCTTCTAAAGTATAACCTGTACCACCCGTTGTTAAGAAGTCAACAGCCGCTTTACTTACACGGTCTTCTTTATTGATTAAATCAGCAAAGTTTTGAGCAACGGTAGCGGCATCAAAGTCATCACGCCACTGTCCTGTACCCGTTCCTTGAGCGAGAGTGGCTACTTTACCATTACCGGGTGACATGTAAACAGCCGCCGAAGCAAGGGCGGAAACATCATTGAACTTGATACGGGCTTCTGCCGCACCAATTTCACGATAATCAGCACCTTGCCATAGTTCAAGGCGAAGGATTTGCTGAATATTCCTAAAAAGCAGGGGTGCAGTGCCGACATAATCAGTATAGTATCGTCGTCGGTATGGCTTGTAGGTATCGAAGTTGATGTACTCGGCTGAAACCAAATAAGGTCGCCAAGCGTTGCGAGTAAGATTGTCTATGCGGTCTTGCATTTTGAGAATAACATGGTCCACTTTGGTTTTCGTCATTCCACGAGTGCGCCCATCAGTAAACGATGCTTGATTTTGCACATATGTATTGTCAGCCGCTTGGTAGTCAGCCGCCGTAATACTACCACTGAAAGCCAGTTTTACACCGCTGGCTGAACTGGTAATAGCAGTAATAACTTTTTCAAAACCCATAGGGTCAGCATCGGAGTATATCAGTATGGTATCACCTACACTGAATCCTATACTTCGATAGTCGCCGCCAGTGACAAACACACCATCAGTAGCACTGTCGGAACTGACAAGAACAGCCTCACTTGGGCCAATGTCGAGTAGGTCAGCGACTTTTTGGGCGGTAGTGTACACAGTCTCGGAGGGGTAGAGAGGCCGAGTTTCCGGCTCACCGGGACTGAATACTATTGGCATACATTACCCCCCCCTCACATTCGCCGTTCTTTATCTGTCATGTTAGCACAAGTAGGACAGAACGATGGTCCTGTCTCATTATCAAGAGCATGGTCGCCTGTCATTTCTAATTTATCACCATGAATCGGGCATTTCTCGTCATTTTTCAATATACTCCAAGCATCACGCATAGGAACATCACGAGAGTTCATGATACGACGCATGTGTTCAGCCTCGGCATCGGGGTCGAACTCTTCTTCTTCGGGCGGCATACCATCACGGAGTTTACCTTCACTGTCAAACAAATTAGGCAATTCTTCTCCGGGTAATTTAACACCACCCGGATAACGAGCATCCCTTTCTATTTCGCTTTCATCCTTACCATGAGTGCGTAATTCTTCTTCATGGTGAAAATCCGCTATTTCTTTATCAGCCTCGTTGTCAAAAGTAGGTTCACTAAGCGATTCTTGGAGGTTTTGCCCCTCAAAGGGTAGCCTCTCGCCCATAAACTTTAGTCCATGCTTCTCCGGGTTCTCTACAGCATCTCTCATGAGCATATCACGAGACTGTGTGAATTGTTCACCTTGAGGCTTGTCGCCAGCATCACGGAGAGCAGAAGCGGCTTGCTTATTCGCCCATTGTTGAAGGCGCATTTCTTGGCCGTCTTGAGTAAGAACTTTTTGTCGGTGGGGCATTACGGCTTTAATTAGTACTTTCATCCTTTCACAACCTGTTCTTTTCGTCACGATTTTCTAAGTTATATTCCATTGGTTTATCGCAACTACCACATGTGGCTCTCCATAGAAAATGAAGAAAGCCGCAGTGCTTACAGCGTGTTCCCGCACCTATGTTCATCACATCACCGATATTACGGTTGCGGTTACGCTGTTGAGATGTAATACCCTTAAGTGGGTTTTGTTCATTCGTTACAGCCGAAGAACCGTAGTCAGTATCAACTTTAACGCCTTGCTTCTTCGAGCGAACCATGTCACTAAGGTCAAGAGAACGAACATCGAATCCCATACCTACTCACCTCAAGCGAGTTGGTATGTCACCATAACAAAAATGTTACCCAACACAGGAAACACTTCGGTATCAATTACAGAACTCGTACTGCTTGAATCAGCAACCGCTTGGATAAGGTCTTCAACCGTCGCCGCCCATGTAGCAGGTGCGCTTACTTCTTTAGGTGAAAAAGGGCCAAAGCACTTTACGCCTACTTTAGTCAGTGAAGCCATTTGTCATCACCTCAAGAGCGACGACCGATTGCCATGAAAGTTCCGGCGATTAGAGGGTGTCCGACTAAACCGGATGCGATGCGTACATTTGTTCCATCAATGTTACAAAGTGGGTTGATAAAGACATCCTGTTGGTCGCCAGCACCACCTGTATCATTGATTGTCATTGGGGCGATGTCACCTGCAAAATTAGCATGTGCCATATCAATGCTTGAAAAGTGGGAACTTAAATCAATTGCGAGAACTCCTGTGTCACCAGCAGTAAAACTACCGGTTATAATCATTCTATCTCCAAATACGCTTGGTCGGGGGTCAATTGTTGCTGTGCTTGCGGCCATTATTCTTCATCTCCTGTTGTTTCTGTGGTGTCTTCGACTTGACTTAAAGTTTCCTCAACGGGTGCGGGATTCAAATATTCTTCTACAAGTTTAAGTCCGGCTGTCTTCGTGAGATAACCGCTTCCTGTCGAGATATTTTTATTCCTTAACCATGTGATAATGTCTTTACGACTCCACCCTGTGTCGGGTAAACCGTCATTACCTGCGTCTGTGGTATTTTCTTCTTCACCTTCAATCAAAAAGAGTGAAGTAGGCAGTGTATGTCGCCATTCGTCAAGCCATTGTTGACTTACTTCGACTATTTCACCACGAGTCCACATACCCATTGTATGTCGCATCGGTCGCTCAAAGAACGGACCTAAAAAGGTAACAGTAGGCATTTAGCCCACCTCAATTGAGTACAATTGCTGTAACTGTTCCTGCGCCAGCCGCTTCACCGTGAAGAGTGAGGCCCGGAAGTGCGCCACCAGTCTTAGCAAAAGCCGCAGTACCTACATTGGTAAAGGTAGCGGATAGTGTCTTATCTGCTACTGCACAAGTAGTTCCGAGGATTCCAATAATTTTTGAAACACCAGCGGTGAAAACCATTGTTTGTTCAGCCGCATCAGCGAGTGTGAATGCAACAGTAATCAAGCGCATACTACCAGCGGCATTGCCGTCAGCGTTACTTGCTTTGAAACCTGTAAGATTACCGGGGTAAGAACCACCGGAGTTACCATCCAACCAACCTGTTTCACTATTTGGTGTTCCTGTTCGCAAGTCAAGGTCCAAGAGGACATCAACTGTGCCGTCAGTAAAGTCACCAGTTTCGTAACTGATTGTCATGCCTTTGTGTACTTCTGTTTGTGTTGCCATAATATTTCATCTCCATTATTTTTTTCTCAATCACCATCACTTTAGGTCACGAATTGAAGCGTGTCCTCCGAAGAAAGTAGTCCATAGTTCTCCCATAGTTCGATACATTCCTTCTTGTCCAAGACGGTTGATTGCGAATGGGTCGCCGGTTTCGATACCGGACTCAAAGTATTGCGTTGGGATAGCAGTAGAGAAGTAGAGGTAATCCGTGTCGAGGAAATACATACGGCTCAATGTGTCTGCTTGAACATCCTTAGATGGGATGATAGGAACACCGTTGTAAGTAGCAACGATAAATCCTGCTTCAATTCCCGGTACACCCTTAACACCATTGTAGGTAGGGGTGATACGCTTTTCTTCCATGAAACGCTGTTGCGATTGTAGAAGTTGTTGAAGGCGCATCAAAGTGTCATATCCAGTGAGGATAACCTTTGGATTACCACCACGAGTCCAACACTTTTGGAAAATACTGTCCAAGTGGTCGAGAGAAAGAGTTCTGTCAGTACCACCGTTGGAGTCTTCTTCTGCAACAGACCAAGAGTTTTCACTTCGGTCAATCGAGTAGATGTCTTCTGCTGAACCAGCAACGAGGCCAGTAGCGATACGGTCAAGAGACTCGAAATCGTTTCCAGCAACGGTAGCCTTGTCAACGAGCAACATTTTATTGATATGCTCGGCGTGGTGCTTACCCATTTCTTCTTTGAGGATTGAGCGAATGTCACCCAGTCCGTCATCCTTGTCAGCAAGGAACATTGCGGTTTCGCTCATGTCGAATGTGTGAACAATCGTCTTTGGCTTTGCGGCAATGTGTTGGAAGGTAGGCTTGGTAGTGTCCGGTAGAGTTGCGTTTTCTGCAACACCGCCACCAACGCTGAACGAAGGTCGTTCAGTGATGACTCGCCATCCACTGCGTTCCCAAGGTCGCTTTGGTAGAATTGAGAATGCATTGAACTCTTGGTTCAATTGCGACCAAACCTTGCGACCATAAATCGCTTGGTAAGTTCCTGCTGTAGTACTCATCATTGGGCTGTCAGCCTTGAGCAATTCGCTACCGCTGTAGGAATATCCCATTGCATTACCAGCACCGTAAAAGTACCGTTCCATGTCAGTTACGCTTCGTATGTAGTCTCGTGCCATATATTTCACTCTCCATTATTTTTTTTTTATTTTCAAGCCCCTCGAATGACCGAACCGGCGAGATTGTGTACTTCATCCCAAGACATGTTACTCAAGTCTTGTGTGGATGGGACTTCAACATTAGATGAAGAAGCCGACTTTTGAATTGATGTTCCTTGAATACCAATGTTATCAATACGCTCACTTAGTGCGTTAATTGACTTCATGACTTCGTTAAGAGGCGCACGAGCGTCGAACTCGGCTTTTTCTGCTTCATGCTTTGCAATTTTTTGTTCTTCTGCAAAGCGAGATGCGAATTGAGATTCAAGGTCGCCACGGAATCCTTGTTCCATTGCGGCGGCTTTGTAAACTTCGTAAGCGGCTTCAACATCGGATGCTGAAACATTGCTTGGGTTAATGTAACCCTTAGCCATTGAAACAGGCCCAAGTGCGCCGGATGGTGTTTTACCACCAGTTGAAGAGATTGCGGAGATTGCACCGGTTGAAGGTGAACCGTTTTCTTGACCTCGACCTCGGACTTGTCCGGCGAAGTAGTCAGCACCATCAACAGCATCGGGGTTGTCGAAGCCGCCAAGTTGCGCCTTTTCCAAATTATCGAAGTGTGTTCGTGCTTGCATAGTGTCAACACCAGCGGATTTGAGAGTGTCCTCCATCCAGTTTAGGTATTCAGCAGTAATTACATCACTGTACTCGCTCTTTGCATACATTTTGTCGTCTTTCATATCCTCGTCATCCTTTTCTTCGTCTTTTTTTGCGGCGAATGGGTTTTCCTTCTTTTCATCGTCGGAATCGTCTTTTTTATCGTTCATATGTTCCTTAAGGCCGGGAGGCATTTCGCCTTTTTCCATAGCGTCAAGTCGTGCTTCAAGTCTGCTCATTACATTATTCAAATCATTTTCTGTTGTCATGTGGGTGTCCTCCTTTAAAATACGAAACTGCGCTTCGGGGTTAATCCCTTTTTCACATATCGTTATTTCGTGCAGTTCCATTTTACTAATTTCTTGGTAGTCTCCATGTTCCCCATCCGATTTTCGCACTCTCTTGAATGCTTGTCCACCGATGGAAAATCCTTGCAGATTACCTTTACGGATTTCTGCGGCCACTTCACGAGCCTTTTCAATATCGTTGCGAAGTGAAACAACGACAAACATACCGGCATCATCAACTTCGGACTTCCACATCCGACCATTTGAATCTACATAGGAGTCAATAACTTCTCCAACTTGAATATTTGAGTGAGCGAGTTGAACATTACGGAACTTCTCACTCTTCATGAATCCGCCAAATGCATCCTTTAGTGCTGAACGAGTAATAAGGTCGCCTTGCTTGTCCACCAGTTCAACTGATGCGTAGCCAGCGATAACCATATCGGAACTGCCCTTAATGAGAGCAATGCCGGAGGTGGGTCGCTTTAAGGACAACATTACCCTCCGATTCATTGTCATGGTATATAGAATGTTTCTTTCACACTGAAAGAGTAGGAGTACCGTCTTCATCATCTAAAACGATAGACTCGTCTGCATCAGTCTTCATTTCAACATGCGTAATGGGTTTTTTCTTTTTATCATCCGAATCAACACCATCCTTTTCATCCGGTCTTACTTTACCATCATAGTCGGGTAAGTTACTTTCTTCTGTTAATCTCGTAGGACCACTTGGTGATTCTACCGGTGTAGCCATGTCAATACCCAAACCTTTCGGCCCTGTCCAAGTAAGTTTTTCTTTAGCGAGTCTGTCTAAAGCACGACTAATTACATCAAGAGCCTTCTTAGTTGATGGTTTAAGAAGGCGGTTATCGTCTTTAGCATCAAGAACTCCGGCTGATTGTTCTTCTTGTCTTTTACGACTTGGCACTTTCTTTTCATCCATTTCTGTTTTTACGAGATGACCGTCAAGCATCAACGGTGCTACTGAATGCCAAAACGGATGAAGGCTTTCAGCAAGAGTGAGAGAATAATTCGATTTAGTCAAATCACCTAAAGCCGAAGAAGGGTCATGTAGATACCAGTTGTCATCCATATGTGTAACTTGATACGATACTGTATCTACACCTTTGAGTATAACTTGTAATACACCATCATTGTATTCTATATCATGGGGTATAAGCAAAGGTGCAAACGATTTTGTCATAAGGTCTAATGATTCAGCACTGGCCGCACCTTCACCTTCACCTTCACTTTCTATTTCACGCACTTGTACATTGAACACATCTCGATTTTTTCTACGCTTTTTTGTAACTCCTGTTACAGTTGCTCTTACTATATCGCCAACTTTGAAGGTTCTTTGTTGTCTGTGGGCTGTACCTACATCCATGTAGAAATTGTTCTTGTATGTGACGGCACGATTACCTAATGCTTCACCGTCAAGAATCGGCCCTGCACCAAGTTGATATGTGTATGGTCCTTTACCTCGACGGTCAAGAATGATAAAGTTAAAATCACGACTTTCACGCAATAACAACCACTTAGGATGACGACGCTCTCCTTTCATGTATGTGGATTTATTATCTCGTAACAAAACTATACCGTGGTCTTCTTGTAGGATTTTAACAGCGTCTTCAAGACCCTCATCATCAGTCATTTTTGTATCATGCGGGCCGGGAATGATGACATTTTCATGGCTATCGAACTGCCCTCTTAGAACTTTCATGCGTTCATGCATTAACATTTCAGCAACATTGGTATCATCATAGTTGATAATATCAATAATGTTCAAGTCTTCTTCACCTACAATACCATCAATGACAAAGTTATTGTCGTTTAATTCAGCGAGGCTTTCTTTGAATGCTTTCTTTAATCCAACCTTGCGCCCATTTTCATCATAAGTAGTGATTTCATTATCGTTTTGTACGATAATAACTCGCTTACCATCGTACCACTTACTGACTACCCATGAACCGCTAAACCCTCTTAGGTGTTCAAGGTCACTTAAATCGAATATGCGGTGCATCGGTCTTACCGGAGGACACCATTCAGCATCATCGGCTTTTGTCAAAAGCACATCGGGATTTAAAAGAGAAGTAATATATTCACTCATTTCACTCAAGTTAAGAGCAGTAGGGTTGTTTTCTCCGAATATATCAAAAGTTTCTTTGTCATAATCCATAAAAGGTGGAGTAGGATTTTGATGTGGTGGTAATGTTTCCAACAAATGATTTGTCATATCTGTGCCGTGGAGTTCCTCTAATGCACCTTGCCAAGTAGGATGGTATAATTGAGGTTCAGTGTAAGTACCGACCGATGGTTGTCCTTGAGAATCAAACTCGATACCAAATGATGACTGTTGAGGGACAGCAGAAGAGTGGACTACATCAGCACCAGTGTGTGTAGGCATAATTCCGAATGAAGAAGGATTAACCCCACCAATAGGTACTGGTTCACCGTTAATACCAAGCGTTCTCACAATTTCTTGCGTAGGTGTCATATTATCAGCATTTACAGCATCAATATCTAAACTTACAATACTATCAAGGTAATTTTTTGTTCTTCTCGTGTAAGGCTTTTTACCACCTTTACCAGCACCTAATCTGTTATGCACATCGAGTTTACCACCGGCTGGATAGTAGGATAAACCGTTGTTTGACATATTACTACCATATTGCGATGAGTCAAATCTATGCTGTCCGACAGTACCTACTATACCATGAATAGGATGTGCTTTCCAGTTTTTAGTTCTCGATTGAGCGTTATCAATAGCAGTGTGTATTCCACCGTCTTGATAGTCTTGAGCGAATTGTTCATCAGCGTGAATACGATGAAGTGAAAACTCGTCATCAAAATTACCACTCGTCATTAACTGTCCGACAGTCGCAACACGCAACGGAACTTCTCTTACATTTGACTCATCAATTATTTTTTGTACATGTTCTCTTAATCGTGCTTTTTGTTGACTTGTCTTACCTTCTAATCCCATACCTTCTAAGACTTCATCGGGTGTCATGTTACCGTTTAATTCAAAACTGTTGTCGAGCATGTGACTCATTACATCACGATGAAAGCCTTTTTGCTTTGAAGTAACTGTTTTACTTTCATCCGATGTTCTGTAAACAGGTGCTTTGATACCGTGTACACTATGGTCTGCATTTGCAAGCCACCGTTCAGCGTCATACATTAAACGGTTATGATTCGCCATAAACTTCTCCGGGTCGTTAATGTCAAAATGATTTGGGTCATGTTCCATAACTATAGGTAATAATTTTTTTGCGGCTTCAAGGACAGCGTTACGACTATTTTTAGCCACTTTGTCAATAAAACCAGCATCGGTTTTCCAGCGTGTAGGTTGTTTACCAAGAGCAGATTCACTTGAACGGCGTTGTAACCTATTCAATTCTACTTGCCCTTCATCTAATTCCCGTCTTAATGATTGTACCTGTTCCGGTGAATCCATGTATTGTATCATTTCAGTAATAACATTCAATCGCTCACTCAATTCTTTTTCTTTTTGCATTGCAGGAAGCATACCACCAAACTTCAATGCGGAGTCAATAGTTCTTGTAGTAAATGTTGTGTCTTCTGTTGCTTGAATGCTGGTTTTACTGCGTTGGTTTTTCGCTTCCGCCTCTTTACCCTTTTTCTGCCGTAATTGTACTTCAAAACTATTTAACCACCCTTTAAGTTCGTCTATATCCCCGTCGTTAAGGTATGAACCCTCTTTTTCCATACGATGTTTAATATCAGCATACATTGGGTTGTCTTCTGTCAAATCGTTAATGTTGTTTAGAATACGATTAGGAGAATTACTCCCAGTTTCTTTTGCTATTGCTGTCAAAATACGCAAGGCTTTTGCGCTATCCGGCGAAGTAATGTAGTTTTTTACATTGTTAAAATTGGGTTGTTTAACACCCCACCCCAAAAAATCCATGTAATCCTCATGGTCCACTCCAAAACTTACAGGAATGTTTCCACTCATTAAGTCCTTCAATGGTTGAACCGAGTTTTTCTGCGGTTTGTAGGGGTCTAATGTTTGCCCCAACATTGTTTTTCGCCAATGATTTGCTCTTGCTTTCTCACCAATAGGTGCATCCGATGTATGCGCTCCATAGGTGCTTTCGGGTTGAGATGTTTTTAATGGATTATGTGAATGTAAAGTTTGTTTAATAGTATCAACTTTAAGTTTCTTTTTTTCATCATTACTCATTGTACGGAGAGAATGTAGTAGTTGAGGGTTGTAAGTTGATTGATGTAATGTCCAATTATGCTTATCACCGCTACTGGTTTTTGTAAAGGCATTAGCAGGTGAGAATAGATTTTGTAGAATATCACCGTCTTGAAACCTTACAAACTTGGTAGCACCTCCTTTTTGTTTTTCAACTTGTCCTATTTCTCTTGATTTCTCCGGCCCAAAGTGCATCCCTAAAGCCATGTTAATTGGATTGGGGTGTAGTTGGCCGTGATGTTGCTCATTTACTTCAAATAACCCCGAAGTAGAGGGGGATGACATGTCTTTCTTTTTTTGTTGAAACGGAGTTGGGATGTGTGCAGTGTCTTCGTTTTGCGCCCCACCGGTAATATCCACAGGCTCATTACTCGCTATGTTTGCATACGCCTGTTCGATTTTTTCTTCTTCTGTTAATTCGTCTTCATTATGAGCAACACTGTGTACATTCTCATTGTAAGTAGCCAAAGTCATATCAGCACCACCAACTTGAGCGAAAGGTTTACTCCAAAACTTTGCTGGTCCTATAGTATGATTACCACCCTTATCAAATCGCCAAAACTTAGGTTTTTCTTCATCGGGATGAGGACCATGCGGAGATTGTAAATAAGCGAGGTCAGTTCTCATCTCTTTAGCCAATGAAGACAAAGAGCCATGAGATTTAGCCTCCGACTCCATCTGTTCTAAGTCATGAAGCGGGATAATCGGACCATCCATTTCTCCGTATATAGGGTGATTAAGAAGCGGCTTTCGTGTTTTAGGGTCATAACCTGCAAGGAATAGAACATCCTCCATTGGCATACGAGTATGCTTCGGGTCCATTCCTTTTGATTTTTTATAGTGTTTAAATGTACCAGCCCGTAAGTCTTTCAACGAGTAACTGTCTTGAACCGGCTTTGAATGTAAACCGAGTCTTGGTAGAATGTCAAATGGTTTCCCGACTCCTTCATTATCACCATCGGGCAGTTCTATCCCAAAGCGATTATGTATCGCTTCTGCAATGTAATGTGAAATTGGTTGTCCTCCTATTTCATAAGTATGAGCCGCCTCTCCGATTACACCTTGTGAAAAACGGTTATCACCTTGTCTAAAGTCACCCTCAAGTGTTTCTTGTCGTAAATGACCGTTTGGGCCAAAGTGACCGCTTGCTCTTAACGCCCAGTTCTTTTCCGGTGTACGACGCATTAAATTGTTCCAAGTCAATCGAGCCGTAGGGATAAACTCACCATTTGGTAACTTTATTTCATTATGATTGTCAACTCCTTTTTCATGTAGATGACGCATTACGGCTGTGCGTTCTTCGGGATTAAGCCATTCAAGACCAAGGTGATACCCCTCTTGTCCTAATCCAACAGCATGATTATCACCGTTTTCATCTACAACATACCCGCCGCTTTGCCACTGCTTTGCTCTTTGATTAAAATGGTCCACTCGTAAACGATTTTCAGTTTCTTCTGCTGAACGACCATCAGCGAGATACTGGTCTTTCAAATCACTGTTAAGTTTATTCCAGCGTTGGTAATCTCGCTCGTAAAGGTCATGTTGATGGCTATAATTTGATTTATGATGTCTCAACGAGCCGAGGATTTTTTTACCGTTATATCCGTGTACCAATGGACTTTTCTTCGTTTCTAAATACTTTTGAAACTCTTTTTCCATTTGCGCTTCTTCTTTAGAATGACCGCCAAAAATATGACTTCGTAAAACTTCAACATAACCAGCATTACCTTTACTTGAGTCCATTCGCAAAAGAGGGTGATTAGTATGGTGAAAAGGATAATTATGCTCTCGATATGGATGAGATGAAGTAGGTACATACCGAGGCCATACAGCGTGAGATTCTCTCACATTGTCAGCACCCGATAAACTGTCCTTCCAAACATGGTTTGTCTGTTCACCATGAGTATGATGATGTGCAAGAAGAAAACCCGGACCTTCTTTATAGGACTTGACTTTTTCTACTTTTGCGGCTTTGTCTTCTTCTTTTTGAATTAGTTCAGCCGTATATTTTAACGACTTTGAAAGTGTGTCTGTAGGGGCTTTGTTAAGAGATTCCCAAGCAATAATGTATTCAGCGGCACTAAACGCTAAGTCATTACCATCGGCTAATGAAAGGAGTAATTCGTCTTTAGCGATATTGAATTGTTCTGCTACCATATTTTCACCGCCTTATGATAGCGGTTGAAACTTTGGACAAGCAAAAATATCCATTCCGTCATACAATTTGCAACCCTCACGAGCATTAGCCCCACATGTGCGACAAGCGATAGGTGCGCCACTTTCACTCTCTTCACGCATCGAGGAACTTGGATTTGCTTTCTTAATGGCTACCTTTGTCATGTAACCACCTCAATACTTTCGTTCAGTTCCGCCTTCTGTGTCTTCTCTTTCAGCACCAGTACCAGCATGAGGATTCATGCGGCCACCGAGTTTACTTAAGTCAACTTTCTTGTCATGTTTATCTCGCTTTGGTTTACCATCCTCATATTCAATGGTGTTACCGTTGGTAGTATAGTAAGCAGTTTTTGTTTGTCCACCGGATTCAGTAACCATGTGTGGGTTTACATCAGTGATTTTTTCTTTTGGAAGTGGTTTTGGGTCAGCCAAAGGGTCAGCCTTTTCCATTTTACCACCACAGCCCATTTTCATGCAACCCATTTTGTTCATTTTAGAACCACATTTAGGACAGTCTTTACATTTACATGGCTCTTTACCACAATCACACTTTGCTTTTTCAAGTAATTCTATACGATTGTTTAGTCGTTCTGCTTTTTCAAGCATTTGTTTAACTTCGTAACTTATTGGTTCAAATCGTGGCTTCATGTTTACACCTCATTCTCTTTTGCTGATAGAGCCATTTCGTGAATATCCTCCCACGACATGTTATGGAACTCTTCATTAGTTTGGGGAACAGAAGAGTTTACCCCTTTCATTATTGAATCATCAGTCATGTCATTTCGGAATGCATCGTTCATGACATTTTCTGTAAGCGGGGTAGTTGCTTTGACTAATCCCATTTTTTTAAGCATTTTAGTTGGGTTTGAAATCATTTTTTGAAGGCGCATGTTTTCTCTCTTGAGTGAATCAAGGTCATTATCCATGCTTTCCATTTTAGTAATAAGGACACCCATCAATCGTTCCGCATCCGATTGTTCAGTCATAATAAACACCTCATTGTTGGTAACGGCCAAAAGTACCAGTTACACGAGTATAGTTTGAAGGTTTAACACCTGTACGAGTTGAGCCTTGTAGTCGCTGTCCTTGAAGAGATTGAGCCGAAGCAGGTCGGTTGTCGAACTTCATAACTGGTGCGCCACCTGCGTAAATGTCGTTTGGACCTTGTGAAAGTCCACTTTCCGATTTAGCAATAGCGGCAGACAAGTCTTCGGAAAGGTAGTCTGCAACTTTGCGTACTTCATTCAAATGTTGTTTTGCCAAATTAGCATCACCGGTTGTCAGTGCGGTGATAAACGCTTTTTGGTGTTCTTCCATTTTTCTTGCCATTGGGTCCATTTTGATTAAATCCATATTCAGCCCTGCCTTATCCCATGTTGTCGCTCTTTAAGAGTCTTTATGCACCCTTGAAGTTTCTTGCATTCATGAGAGCGTTACTATTTTGTTGTCCTATTGAGGGCTGTGGCCCTCTTTGTTGTACACTTGTTACAGGAGAGCCACTACCAGCCGATGTACGGCGTTGAGGTGCGGCTGGCCCTCTATTACGAAGTCCCATACCCTGTCCACCCGGTTGAGGTGGTGGCATTGGCATACCACCCATTGGCATACCCGGAGGCATACCTCTCATCATGGGTGCGCCACCCATTGGCATACCGCCACCCATCATAGGCGGTGGCATACCGCCGCCCGGTGGCATCATAGGAGGTGGTGCGCCGCCCGGAGGTGGTGCGCCGCCCGGAGGTGCGGCTGGTTGAGGTGGAGGTTTACGATAGACGAATCGAATATCGCTACTTGATTCACCATCAATTAAATCAGCAGTGAATCCAAGTTGTGTCATACGCTGTGCAACATTGAGTTCTTGTTCATCACGGCGTAGTCGAGTAATTTCGTCTTCTTCTTCATTCGGATAAAGTGTGAGTTTCCAATCGTGAACACCCATTTGTTTCAGCATTTTAGGAAACAAAACTTCGGTGTAAGTTTTTTGTCCAAACTCAACAGCACGATTTGTAACAAGTATTTGCATACCTTCATTGCTCAAACCACCGGATTTACCACTGTCAACCATAAAGACGCTTGACACACCAAAGTAAGCGGCGATGCGATTGCGTATTTCATCACGAACAGCGATATATTGCATCTCTTCTAAGGTGTCCATAAACTTAATCCAATTGACACCACCACGGCCTGTTTGACTTTCAATACCAACCTTTGGAATGTAATGCGGGTCACGCTCCATTTTTTCATCAACAGACTTCCAAAACGATTTCATTGACTCAAGGTTATCAGTCGTAACTGAAATAATACCTTTTGGCATTCTTCGCTTTTGATAAGAAGTGTACATGTAGTTGTCCATTGCTGTAAGTGTCATTGCTTGTCGCCACATTGTATTGACAGGTGAACGACCATAGAGTTTAGACGGATTGTATTTACTCAAGTGAAGCACTTCACCTTCAATGAAATACTGTGTTTTACCACTACCGGCCATATTGACATAATGAACATCATGTAAATCGCTACCGCATACTTCACAGGTATCACTTTCTGCATGTGTCTTAACTTGGTCCCTATGGATTCGACAGACTTTGTATCGCCCACCACGAACACCACGCTTGTCAGCGACAATACGCATGAAAATAGGGTCGCCACGAATAAGTTCTTTAACACGGAAAAACGCTACTTCTTTCGATTCGGGGTCAATATAATACTCTTTGACTAAAATTAAGAACGCATCATCAACAATATTAAGGTCATTTTCAATTTCATTTAGAATATGAATAAACGCTTGTTCCATACTGTTTTCTTGATTGAGTAACCATTTCACATAAGTTAATTCATCATGGTCGGGGTCACGCACTTGCCCGCCACATGTAGTACAAGACTCAACATCATGTTGGTATTCTTCACCGCAATCGTTACATTTTTTATGAAAACGCTTTTCAAAATAATGTCCTCTTCGGAACATCTCTTGTCGTATTTTTGAAAGTACAGTTCTTAGAATCAAACATTCTGTGCTTACAGCATACAAAGCAGGTATGGTAATTCCTTGCGCCATAACTGGTTCTTGAATACCACTTGTCCAAAGTGGCATGGTAGGAGTTGGGGATTGCTTACGCTTGAATGGTTTCCCAAGTGCGCCTAAAAATCTACTTATTCTACTATCATCGTCTGCCATTACAATCCCTCCGCAAATCCACCTATGGTATCAGCATCCAAGCCCCACTTAGACAAGAGGTTGTCGGCCTTCTTTTTATCATCTTTCCAATTATTGAAGGTTACGAGTTTATGTAATTCGTCTTTTCTCAACTTGTCTTTTGAATCAATGAATGTCAAAACAGCCTTTGCCTGTAGCGATTTCATTTGTAAGTGTGGTAGAATACCTTTGAGTAATTGGCGTAAATCGTCTTTTGATTGAAAAACAAGACGGTGAAGACTTCGGTTACTATTTTTATGTATTTTTTGATTAAGGACTAAACGACCACATCCAAGTGCTTTATGCAAACTTTCGCATTGGTCTTTACCTCTATCACCAGTTGCTACAAATGTCGCTCTTGGTTCACCTCTTTCACTGATAAATATACTACCATCAGCATCAAGAAAACCTGCCGCATAAGCCCAAATGTCTTTGATAATCAAACCGTTTGTACCCATTTTTACAAACATGCCACGACTATGCCCTCGGTATATGTCTAATTCTTCACCGTACATTTTTATCAACATACCGACTTTACTGGGCGTAACGGACTTGTGTAGAACACCTACACCTCGACGAACAATTTCACGACTATTCAATTCACCGTTTTCATCCAATTGTTTTGAAACAAACTCTAATGTTGTTTTATCGTCTTTTGAAATAGAATCAATTTGATGTAAAGTTCCACGCCACATTTTTTGAGCATCCTTACGCATCTGCATAGCATCAACCCAATTTTCTTGTTCTTCTACACCCCAATCATCCATTTCATTTAACATAGAAAGAACAGATGTGGCTTTCAAGAACATTTGACAAGCCTGTTGAAGTCCTGTGCTTCTCGACTCTCCAAACTTTCGCAGTGATTTTAATGAACGGTCGTTTAACCCCATGTAGCGAATAGTGTCATGTAGTCCATCACTCCATGATAAATTGTTAATTGTTGCTTCAACCTCCATTGCTTTTATGGTTCTCACATCATCAATAATAGCATCAATCATATCTCGATTACTTTTGTCGTTTCTTCGCATTTTACGACACATACGAATTATAGAATCTGCGTTTTTACCGTATGTTGACTCAAGCCAACCATCACCATTTTTGGGAAAGTTATATGATTTTATCTCTTCATTAAAAAATAAACTTGATTCTTTTTTGACCGGTACAGACTTATGCACATAATCGGGATGTTGAGTGAGAGTGTTGTACACACTTTTAGTGAAGTCATCACCAACAATAGCAGGTGCATCATACACATCCCCAACGATTGCACTACCCCACATATTGACTACCTCATTGTCCTATCATTTAGTCCTTACCACCAAAACACTCTTGACTATTGTAGGCTTACCACCTACGCCTTGCTTTTTGGCTCGCTTGCGTTTTGTAGCGGCTCGCTTTTGACCCTCGGACATTGAGCCGCTGGTCTTTGGCGTTTTACCACTGACTTTGACACTTGGCCTACACTTAGGATAGCCTTTGCTTGATTTACTTGCTTTAGAACGCCCGCATGGTGGATGCTTACCGTCTTTGTTCTTGCGTGATACATCTACCCACTTTTCTTTGAACCAGCGATTCAAGTTCTTTACAATAAGAACATCATGACAGCAAGAACAGCGTGTCATTCAAAGAACACCGACCATTTTCTTAATGTCTTTTTGTTTGTCAATAAGAGCGTAACAGGGACACTTCGGAGAAGAAGCGGAACATTGGTTTCCTTCTATCATGCAAACGCAGGGTGTTTTCTTTGTACCACCGCAACAGCAAGAGGGTTTCTTAAGTTTCATTTTTTCTTACCCCCTTTCTTTTTTCCTTTAAACTTACCACGGCAGTATTGAACAGCCCATCCATTAGCATACGCTGATGGGTAAACATCGAACTTTTTCTTAGCCGCCGCTTTACCGGCAGGGCATAGTTTCTTTTCTAAAAAATCAAAGGCACTATCCATGCCTACACAGTGACCGCAATCGCAACTCATATCATTCACCTACCGCTTGTAGATGTTTTACATTCTAAACAAGCACCGTATTCAAGGTCGCCTAAATTAAGTGTTTTATTACAACCCATGCATTTATCGTTCCTATCCATAGTTATTTCATTTTTACGATTCCATGCGTCTTCGGGTGACATATTTTCCATTTCAGCCACTTGTTCTTCGGTGTAATATGCTTTCAAAAATCGCCAAGCATCATCCATTTTTTTCTTTTCATCGGGGTCAGCGGTGTGTTCCGGTGACTTAGGCGGCTTACCACCAAGTGCAATTACAACAACCATACCTTTCTTTTTCTTTTTATCGTCTTCTTTCATTTTAAAATCCCCATTCATTAAACGGATAAATCATGGTATTAACCATCCGTCGCCAGTTCCTTTGTTTCTGTGTGTTTTTCCGCCGATATACTCATCCAATCCGGGTAGTATATCATCGAGTAGTTGTACTGAACCTTTGAACTCTTTCGTTCCCCAGTTCGCTAAAGCAAGTGCCATTGCCAAGTCATCGTGCGTTCCCACCGATTCAAGTCGCCCATTTTTTTGCATACCGAATCGGTTGAGTTCTTCTTCTAATTTATGTGTAAATGTACGACTTCGCTCATCACCATATGGTAATTGGATTTGTCCTTGTTCAAACGCCATAAGCAAAGACATGAACATGCTTTCTTTGCGCTGGCGAGTTGTCATAAAGGTGCGAATAGGAATATCCCCTCTCATGTCTTGAAGTTCAGCGGCAAACATTCGCTGAAAATTGTTACCTTCAAGTTCAATTAAATCCGGCTGAAAACGACTGTTGAGAGTAAGAATGTGTTTTTTCTGTGCCAAACCACCAAGTCCCTTCTCGTGAACTATGCCAACAATTTGTTTTACATTCTCACCGGGCGGTGTACGCAAAACAAGCATGGCTGTGTAGTCAGCGTTCTTATCCGAAGCGATTGCTGTGTCCCATCCGATAAAGTGTTGACCGAATACGCCAGCGGGATTACCCTCTTCATCATACTCGGTATCAGCCCTATCGAGTAATACCAAATCTGTGTTACGAGCCTCATTGAGAATAGTAGCGGGGAACATACTCGCAACATCGTGAATAGGTTCACACAGGTATTCACGGCTGAATTGGATAGCGGGCATTGACATACGCCGTTGTTCAAGTGCTTCGAGATTCCACCGTTCCGGCCAAAGAGCGTTACCTTCACCGTCAATTGCAGGGTATGTCTCGACACGGAATGTTTCTTTTTCTTCCAATTCGGCGTACAAATCGTTGTAACTGAACGGTGTACCTACCATCATCAAACGAGATGAGTGGTGCAGAACAGGGAGTAAAACACCGTAGAACCAGTCAGCGGCTCGCTGTAGTTCTCCACCAGTTGTACCCCAAAGAATATCGTCGCATACTACCACATCGGGGTGGAAACCACGAGTTGCACCACCAACCGACTTAGCCATTAGACGGCTACCGTTGGTGAACTCAAAGTAAGACTTAGCCCACGGTCGCCCACCTTCGGGCTTTAGGTGTCGCAAAATGTCAGCACTCTCAATGTTATTGCGGATAAATCGCATGTGTTCAAGTGTCTGTTCAAGGGAGTGAGAAAAAATCATGATGTGTGTTCCCGGTTTGAATGCGGCTATCCAAAGAGCATAGGCCATAAACAAAGTGGATTTACCGTGGTCCCGACTTGCTTTAACACAGTAGTAACGGTGTTCGTTTAGTCCTGTTTCCCATGATTCATGGTGATGACTGTAATGAAAGCCCAGTATTTCTGTAAAGAAGTACTTGAATGACTTTGCCGCCATTTTGCTATCCATTTCTTGGATAAACGCATTCATGTCATCTCCCATACTATCAACTCAATTTTAAGTGCATTAGTGCTGATACAGTACCTATTTCATGTGGAGTCATTTTGTACACCATGTCCGGTCCAAGTTTATCGAATAGAGTGCCAACGAATGCGTTTCTAATCTGTTGTGTCGCCAAAACACTACCCATATTACCTGTTCCTCCGGGTGATGCTGACTGATTACCACCCTGTTGCGCCAAAACATCACCCATTTGTTGTTGTTCTGCGAGTACTTGCGGCGTTACTGCGTCTTGATGTAATTGTAGAGTTTGATTTATGTAATGATTAGGGTCAAACTGATGAGCAATTGATGGATATTGTGACATATCAATAGGTGATGTAAAAGTACTATTGGTTGGTGCTACTCCTACTGCGCCGGGTCTTTGACCTGTAGTATTAGGTTGCATACCGGCGGGATTTGGCGGAGTTGGTAATACTTGAGGTTGACCGGGTTTGTACATTTGTTCACCGATATTTGGATTGATAGTTCCAGTGGGGTCTATACCTTGATATGTTATACCTGCTTGAAGTGGGGCTGATGCATCACCGGCTTGCATTCGTTCTGCTGTCTGTTGAGCAGTAACCGCCGCCGCCGCACCTTTACCCGCCATACCAGCAAGCCCTCTAAGTCTTTGACCCACACCTACTTGTCCACGAGGGGCAAAGGTGGTGCGAGCCATGTCCATAAAAGAAGGGCGAGTACCTGTAGGTCCAACAGATTGAAAAACAGTTGGGCCGCTTTGTTTTACCAATATTTTATTTGACATTATATCACCTCATATTGGTTTTGATAACCTTGACAA